GAAATCAAGAATTGTGTTCCGTCCTTAGCTTCGATGATGCGTGGCTCAATTGCTTTTCTGGCCAGATCGGATAGGTTTTCTTTTTCAGTGTTCATCAAATTTTCTCCTTATTGATGGTATTGGTTAATTACGCAGTTGTTGGGATGTATGAACCGGACATTTTACGCTCGCGCGCCTCGTCCAGATCAAATTTCATCTGGCTTGGATCTTGGCGGGACAGATTGTTTTCCGGTGTGATAAAGAAGATCGAGCGGTCACGGGATACTTTTGGTGTTTTGACTGAGAAATCAGGTTTTACTTCCATGATTTTACCATCAAGATTAAATTTCAGCTTAATGGTAATCTCGCCGGATGGTTTTCCGCCGTGTGAGTGTGCGTGATCAGCGAGATCGCCAATCATTTCATTCATGGCTTTCGTAACATCATCATGGAATGAACCAGCTTCTACACTGGCCAGAACTTGATTGATGGTTTTTAATGATGGTGTTTCAGACATTCTACTCTCCTATAGTTGTTTTAAGAATCACGATGATAAACATTGATTATTTTTTGTCAATGCGGTTTTTATAAAATTCTTCTATTCTTTTCACCGCAATGTCAAAATACTTTTTGTTCTTCTCGATGCCAACAAACTTCTTGCCATACTCAATACACGCGAGTCCTGTGCTACCCGATCCCATAAATGGATCAAATATCTCCTGAGCGTTTGCATTTCTGACAATCTTATTCATAAGCTCTAATGGTTTTGCGGTTGGGTGGCCTATACTTTTGTCTTTCCCGTTCGTGCCGATGTAGTATCGCTTCAATTCAGCTAATGTTCCAACAGGGTGTGCGCCTTTGTTCCAAGCGTGAATAAAAAATTCTAAGCTGGGATCATAATTCTTATTGGCCACCGGCAGTGGGTTTGTTTTTATCCATGGCAGCACAACATGACGGTAATAGTTTCCTGCCAGATACGGGATTAGCTTGTGCAACTGGTCATTATGGCAGAATACAATGACGCTATCGAATAAAAGAGGATTGATGATTGTCTGCTCAAACCCCTTATCCAGACCATCTTCTTGAATCTCATCCATATTCGGACGTTCTTTACGAAACCTTCCCCCGCCGCTTGTCTTAAACTCGTAGGGTGGATCTGTGACCATGCAGCGCGGGGGGTTATTTGTCTTGATCCATTCGTAGCTGTCGGCATGAATAAGGCGGCAATCGCCAATGATTATTTCTTGCATATCTCATCCTCAATTATTTGTATTCTCTGACCAATCCATTTCATCACAGGAACTGCCATACTATTTCCCAAGGCTTTGTATCTTAGCGCATCTGGTGAATGTTCCTTTCCTTTCCATGGTATATTGGTGTAATCATCAGAAAATCCTTGAAGACGCTCACATTCTATCGGGGTCAAACGGCGCACTTTCATATTATTGACATACACATTCTCTCCCCCATTATTACGACCTTGAGCAAACGCAATATCGCTTACACAAGGATCTTGTGTACCGTGTACAATCATTGGTTCAACTGCATTTCCGCCATTCTCTGGTGCGCGGCCTATCCAGTTTCCGGGTATTCCATATGAAATTAAATCGCTTGGCGATTTGTAATCACACGCTAACATTGTTGAGGCAATATCTGCGGTTCCATATTCACCAGAAGATTGTCTATCATAGGTCAACAAAGTTTCACTGCCACCACCTAAGTCTCCTCCAGCACTTCTAAGAGTTCCACATCCTTCGGCGTATCCGCCGAAGGATGATGCAGTGAATCCAATAGTTGCGGCAATTCTTTGCCCCTTTTCTCTGCGCGGCGTAATATCCCCGCACAGGCTATCGCGCTCAAAAAGAACCGCTGCGGCAGGTCGCCAGTCTCCAAAATATCCGACAACGAACACACGGCGGCGGCGTTGTGGCACTCCGAAATATTGAGCGTCAAGAACCCTGTAGGAGAACCCATACCCGAGTTCTGCCAGCCCTCCGAGGAAGGAGCCAAACGCCCGTCCTCCATCTTGTGACAAGACACCGGGGACATTCTCCCAAACCACCCAGCGCGGCTTTTTTCTCTCAACCAGCCGAACAAACTCAAGGGTGAGGTTGCCTCTATCGTCATTAAATCCTTTACGAAGCCCTGCGACTGAGAAGGATTGGCAGGGTGTTCCTCCGACAAGAAGGTCAATTGGGTCATAGTCATTTTCTCCTATTGTTGTAAAATCTCCATGGCATGGGACATCTGAATAGTGGTGGTTTAAAACGGCGCGAGGAAAAGGCTCAATATCGGAAAAGAAAACTGGCTTCCATCCTAAATCATGCCATGCGACTGTCGCCGCCTCTATTCCGCTACAAACAGAACCATATTTTATAGTTTTTTTACTCATTTATTTTATCCTGAATAAGATTGTTGTAGTGGAAGCCGCCTGATGCCAAAGCATCCGCGATGAATATTTTATCTTCTGACTTTCCAATGACCTTATCATCGAAAACAAATAAATGTGATGGTATGTCTTTCTTTCCAGTTACAAATAGGTGTCCGTCTTCTGTAAGCGACCAATATCCAGATGATTTTTTGGCTTCACTGGTTTCTGGCATGGCTTTAATCAGCCCAAAGTATTTTGCTTTCGTCAAATCACCCTGTCCTGTCTGGCCTTCTGGTATGAGATTTGAGGCGTGGATATAGTTATTTCCCAAGCCGCCTAATTTCAAAAGCATGATGAGCTGCTTCGCTATTGTTGCGTTGATGTGCCGCTTGTAAACTTGTGAGTACCTTCCGCAATGGGGGCAATCGCACTTCTCGCCAGACAATAATTGTGCTTTGAACCCCAAGTCCATTATAACCTCCCATTTTTCACATCTGGATAACCATCGTGGATCACGCCATCAAGTCTGCGCCCGATCAGCTTAATATCCTTTTGGGATTTACCGCCGAACTGTTTGAACAGAAACGGGACACCGGCCACTTCACACTGGTCACGCAGCTTGCGGAACCAATCTGTGTGCGTCGGACGAAACTCAGCTCCGCTTTCGCCGCCAGCGATAACCCAATCAATCTTTCCTGAATATCCGGGTTGTTTAATCAGCCCTGAATAATATAAAAGCTCTTCATCATCAGAAAAACTGTCTCTCCGTAATTGTAGCGGAACTTTTGTAAAATCAATTTCTTCCAGCAATGGCTCACACGATAAAAAGTGTATTGCGGCTGGAACATCAATCAAAATCGGGATGTTTTGGTTTGCTGTTTTCTGATTTTCAACAGTGGTTCCAAGCCATACGTTAGGGTATCCGTCACCCCAATCAGGGGGCAGCATTTTAGAGATATTCTGCGGACGTTTTGTAAGTAACAACCAGTCAAGGTGCGGTGTTTCTTTAATCAATTCAAATAGTTCCGCGCGCCACTCTGGAAGTATGCTTTTGTGATTATCAAAGACATCGGCCAATGAGGCACAGAAAACACGGTATCTGACACCCTTTTCAGCGGCTTGTTTATTCCACTTTTTAGGCGTGTTCCAGTATCCAGCTGATGTTTTTCTACGATCTGCGTGTGGCCCCCAATGGGCGCCACCTTCATAGCGTTTATCCCATTCTTCCGCGTAGCAGTTATCACACGCTGCACTGATTTTGGTACAACCGATCCACGGATTCATCGTGTGCGTACACCATTCAATTCCTGAGTTTTCTGCCATAATTATTCTCCGACCTTTTTCATCTCTGCCAGCATACCGTCTGCCAGCTCATACGCTTTTTGAGGAATTGTTTTTACTGCGTGTCCGCTTGCCACGAAACCACTTAGAGAGGCAATTGCTATATCGTCCCTCAATGTCTTTACGGGAGAGTGTTCTTGAAACTCTAGCCCTGCTGCTGGGTGATTATCTGTCATCTTCCAAATCCTGTGCGTTCTCTGCATTGGTTATGTCGTCAGATGTAAAGTATTCCTCATGCTCTTCTGCATAAGCAATCAGCTTGGGGAACAAATTAAGCTCTCCAACTTCTTCGGTGAGGTCATATTCTTCGACCATAACCTCTTCGACTGTGCCTTCTCCGCATTCATCAAAAGTGATGCGGACATCCATTTCAACTATATCGTTAAGAATTGAATATTTGAATGTTGATACTCCGTTTTGCATTTCCATCTCCTATTGTGGGTTTTTCTTTTTAGCCAAGTCAACGATGTAATCATACGCGGCTTGACTGCTTGCTTTAACTTTTTCCAGATCTGCGATCATTTCTTCTCGGTTCATCAGATCAGCGATTTCGTCTGGGTGACAATCGGTAACAGCTTTTGCAAGGTTGTTTGCAAAGATCTGCTCTGGTGTCTTTTCCGTGACGGTTGCGGCCTTTGGCGGATTGATTAGACGTTTCAGCTCGGCGCCGAAGTTCTCATCAATCTGCTGGACATTGTGGAGTAGGTTGATCAGGTCACGATCCAAAGAGTTGATCGTAGACGCTTCCAAGTCCCAATCCGGCTTACCCTGAGATTTTGGGGGCAAGATCATGTTGGTAAGCATTTCAAACGGAAACTCTTCACCACCAATTGGCGACCATCCGATATTTACTGGGTCAATCTTCTTCTTACCATCAACGATCTTTGTTCTCAGCTCTGTTTTCTCCTTCGCACGGAAGCAAAGGATCAAATCAGCATTGACACGTTGAATGCCACGTTGGATCAGGTTGTTACGTTTACGCTTCGGGGCGATCCAAGCGGTAAATTTCAGCTGCTCGCGCTTTTTGTAATCATTGCCGCATTTCTCAGCAAGAAAGTCTTCGTGCTGCTCAAGCATTCCCCCTTCTCCTTCATGCTCGTTGGTCATTTGGTCAACGATGATAGCCCCATAGTTCAGTGACGCAGCTTGTAGAATAACCTCTCGGTATCGGTCAGAGGTGAAAGGGGGCTGGAAATCAACATGATCGAAGTCAAAGAAGCGGGAATATTTCAAAGCCCGTTTATTCTCGCTATCAATCAGGCAAACTCTCTTGCCCGTACCGCGTACCATTCCCAGCGCCATACGAATAGCGCTGACTGTTTTTCCTGAGCTGCTCGGCCCAGAAAGAGCGACACGCGCAAATTCTGGCTGGGGGACTGCTTTTGTGAATACGAAATCTGACATGATTTACCCCGCCATTGTAAGATTGGTTGGCTCTTGTTTCGGCGCTGATCTAGCCGCCTCTTTTTCTTCCAAGTCCTTTACTTCCAGTTCTTGGATTTCCCATTTGCTCAGGATGTAAGGCGGTGGACATCCGTGTACGGTGTAAGGTGGCTGACCTCTCCAAACTCCCGTTTTAAGGCCATTGACGAATTTACGGCGCGCCAGCTCATATCGTCCGTGGTATTGATCAGCGTAACTATCATCTGGACAGAACACCATCACATCAAACGGCGCAACAGTACGTTGAACCACAAAAACAAATTTAGATGTGCGGCCAGTGATAATATCAAACACCTTCCTGTAATGTGGGCGTTGAACGTATTTTTCTGTCCGCCAAAAATCTGCGATCCATTTTTCAAACGAAAGTGCTGTTGTTTTGTAGTCCACGATAATATCTGGATAGTTATCATCCAGCCAATCAAAGCGCGCACGATTCCAAATCTCGCCATCATACGCAAACGCGGACACTTCACCACGACCTTTCATCATCAATCCCGGATAGTCCCTGTGTGCGTTCAAACGCTTATGAAGTTGGATTTTCATTTCCTGAACATCATCAAGGATTGATCGTGTATTGCTGTTGAGGGCAATCTTCCCCTGAGCTTCAATTTCAGCTTTACGCGCCTTGGCATCATTGGTGCGCCAAGAATCAAACTCACTACACACCTCAATGTTTTTCAATGAGCCTAGCAATACCAATTCGTGCGCCATTGATCCTAGATCCATACAGTCAGATGTTTTCTCAACGTATTTTGGATTGAGGCGTTTACTTGTTAGAGCTGATTCTTCTTCGCTTGAGCTGAGAAGTTCTGCCGCCATTGAGGATGAGAAGGAGGCGGATTGAGCGAACCCTTCCAATATTGGTGTCGGATCAGAATGATAAACATCTTCCGGCATTCCGTTGATTAAACTGTTTTGAGTAATTTGCATTTGAGTTGTTCTCCTTTTAGTGGTTATTTTAAGATGGTAGTGCATTGATAAATATTTGTCAATGCTATTGTTGTTTTTCTTCCTCCTTGTCGATAATTGCCTGTAACGCCGCTTTGTATGATTTCATCCGTCTGTTGGCGCTCGCCAGAAAATCACCCGAATCAGGAAAGAACCGATCACTCTCCTCGTAAACAGGTTTTCGTCTTTGTTCGGTACAAAGCTCATTTACGACAAATTCAGAAACTCCATCCTGAACAAGATCATATGTCAAGTAAGAAACGACTGTTGCCTGTTTGGCCTCAGATGAACCAATCGGCTTAATTTGAGCTAATCTTTCCAGCAAGATGTGAATCCCAGTTCTATGTCCGGGTGTAATCGCTATTTCTAGGGCCATACGCTCGTCCTGAGTGGGGTCTGATACTTTTGCGGTAAAATCCCCTGTCGGAACTAAATCGAACTCCCAGCGGACGATATTTCCGTCATAATCGCGTATTGGGATGCGCCCTTCACGATTGACCGAGGAGATCGTCAATCTGCCTTGCTGTTGCATGGACGCGATCACGGAGCCTGTCGTCCTTAGATTTTCCACGGTTAGCGGATAATTCCGTGCTGGTGGTATCACCAACGCCCTGCTCTGGGTATTCGTCAGCCCATCCACGATTTCCTGTTGGGTTGAGCCAAGTGCTGGCGTGGGTGGTGCGTCTCTGGCTTCGGTGACATTCTGCAAGATACTGGTCGCGCTTTCCGATAATGATCTCATGGGTTACTTCCTTTCTTGATTTTTCGTAAACTTTTTTGGCTTGGGCTTTTGAACCTCTGTCCATGTCGTATGGCACCCACCCTTTCCAGAAATCTTCAAAATCCTCATCGTATGAAATTTTCTGTTTGGGGGTAGGGGGAGAAGATACGTTAGTATCTTCTATATTCTTAGTCTTAGTCTCCTTCTGGGGGGTATTGCTACTAGCATTGCTTGTAGCATTGCTAGAGGCCTTTTTCTCCCCGCCTTTTCGACCAGCATTTACACGTTTTTCGTGTTTAAGTGATTGTTCTTGAATGATTTCATCACATTTTGATTGGCGGTAATAACCGTCCCGATCAAGCACGAAAAACATGGAAAGTACGTTATCGACTGCCTCTTGTTCCGTTTTTGTGGAAGCTTTGCATATGCGATGCAAGCGGCTATGGTCTGGCATTAATGAAGCATTGCTTGTAGCATTGCTAAAAACACAAGGAAGTCCGCCGTTTGAATAGTAATGGTCGAGCAAATTATTGTACGCCCCGTCTTCCAACATGGAGAGGTGGGCGGTGTCACGGGCGTATTTTCCCATATCTCGTGGGTACCAAGGAAGCGTCATTTAAACCCCCAATTCTTTAAGTTTGCCTTCGATTTTTTCAAAGGTATCAATTGAAGGCGTAACCTCACCGCTCAAATATCCAGACATCTGACCAGGCTTCAAATCAATCAGCGCGCAGAAGTCTTTAATCTTCAATCCGGCCTTGGTGATTCGCCAGCGCCAAGATGCAATTATCTCGCGCACGCCATGCTCTGGGCTTGTTTTTTTCGATTTCATGTATGGGATTCCCCTAAAGTAATAATGAATTGTGTTTAATATCGAATGAATTTATTTCCCTGTCAACTCATTAAAAGAAAAATCCACCAGATGGTGGTCTGGTGGATCTTCTTTATTGGGAGGAGGTAGAAACTTAAACTTTTTCTTTTTTTAGAGCGGCATCAATCCGTGTCCACATTGCTTTACTCGGAACGTGATATAGTTTCCGCAGTCGGCAAATATGTTCAGGTCTAAATTTGTATTTACCACAAAATGCAGCAGCGCTCATTGGTTCTATCTTACGTTTATCTAGCTTTTTCAATCGCTGGTCTAAACGCTTGAGTTCGTCAAAGCGGCGCATTTTGTCTTTCAACATTGTTTCTGATTTTTCACTCATATTCGAAATATATATTCATTATGATAAAATTGTCAATGACAAATATTTATCAATTGATGTATTGACATTATTTTATCAATGGTGATATTCTCAAAACATAGCCAATAGGAGGGCGAAATGACACAACAAATGAACATTCTTGAATACCAACCAGAAACACAGGAAGAGCCAGCGAAAGTTACTCAACCAGATCAAGAGATTATTGATGCTGACCCAGTACCGGCACAAACCGAATCATCTTCAAAAGAAATTGCAGTGATTGATACTTCGCCTAAAAATGCCCTGACTATTTTTAGCAATAACGGACTTGATCCTTTGATTGCACAGATCCGCGCACGGGTTAAATCAGAACAATTTGATGTTACAACCCAGAAAGGCCGTGACCGTATTGGGTCTGTTGCCCGTCAAATCGGATCAGCAAAACAAGATCTGATTAAAATGGCTGCGAGCCTCACAGAAGACGCAAAAAAACAAATAGCTGCGGTTAATACTGAGAAAAATCGCATGGAAACTGAATTTGATAAACTTCGTGATGAAGTTCTTGCTCCCCGTAAAGCGTATGAACAAATTGAAAAAGATCGCCAAGCAGAGCATGAGAAGAATTTGACTATACTGGAAGGTATGATCGAATTTGCTTACCCTGAGCAATATACTGTTGAACAGATTGAAAATGCCCTTGCGAAATCGTCTGAGCTTTATACAGGACGCCAATGGCAGGAATACGCAGACAGAGCAAACTACGCCAATCTGAAAAATAAGGATAAGCTCACCCAAGCTATTGCAAAACGTAAAGAGATTGACGAAGCCGCAGCCGAAGTTGAGCGTCAAAAGGAGGCTGATCGTCAGGCTGAAATTCAACGTGCAGCTGATAAGGCCGCTGATGATGCCCGTATCGCCGCTGAGACAGCGGCAAATGAAGCCGCCGCTGCACTTGCCAAACAGGTTGAAGCTGATAAACAGGCTGAAAACGCAAAACGCATTAAATTGATCGAAGACAATATCCGCTTGATGGGATTGCCAAATGGTCTGGAAACATTCACATCTGCGCGAACCAAAGATTACCTTGATATGCACAATAAATTTTATGGTGAGAAAAAAGGTACGTTTGAGGAATTTACCGAACAGGCAGAGGCCACCTATAACGATACATTGGCCAAGCTGAATTTACGTTTCAATCAGGCTCTTGCCGAAGAGCTGGCTGAACGCAATAAGCAGAATAATATTCGCATTGAGATGATCAAAGCGCGCATTCAACGCATGAGCATCAATGATGATGTATCAGATATTGGATCTGAAACGATCAAAAAAACTAAGGAAATTATGGAGCGTGATTTCAATGCTGATCAGGATTTCTTTGAGGAATTTAAAGATGAAGCAAAGGCAATGTACGATGATGCCGTACGCAAACTGGACAGCCGCCTTAAAACAGCTGAGGCCAACGAAGCTGAACGGAAACGAATCAATGACGCAGCAATCGCAAAGGCCGCTACTGACGCTGAAAACAAACGTATTAAGGACGCCAAAGATGCCGAAGAAACTGCGCGCAAAGCTCGTGAGGCTGACGAAGCTAACAAGCAACGCATTGTTGATGAGATCTCATTTGATCTCATGCTGATCCAGACAGCGCCACCGATTACCAAAGAAGAGGCCGAAGCTGTGGCCAGAGCTTTGATTGATGGCAAAGTCCGTAATGTCATTGTTAAATATTAGGAGGGCAACATGGAAGTATCTCTACCAATGGCAAAATTCTTTATGGATCAAATTGTGGGTCTGCATAATGGACACATGGCATCTATACCGAATAACCCTGTTTTACAATCAATGATAATTGCCTATTTTGGCACATATAAAATTGATAGCGAACAATTCAGGGAATTTTTAAATGGTGTATCTGAGGCTCTTCGCAAAGAAGAGGCGGATTCTTTGTCTGCCGCCCAAAAAATACCTAGTGACTTCCCGTTTTGAGGTGTGTGATGGAAGATGAAAATTTAAAGGCCATCAGTGTGAACCAGCCTTGGTCATGGTGTGCCGTGCATGGGTATAAGGATGTCGAGAATCGTGATTGGAAAACTCACATTCGCGGTAAAATCCTGATCCATGCCGGTAAAAACTTTGACCACGAGGGCTACGAATGGATTAAGCGCACATTCCCAGCTATTCCGCTTCCGAAAAAAGAAGATTTCTTCATGGGTGGTGTCGTTGGGACTGTCGAGATCACCGACTGCGTGGAAAAGTCAGACAGTCCGTGGTTCCAAGGAAAGTATGGATTTACGTTGAAAAACGGACATCCGATGCAGCCACGGATCTGCAAAGGCGCACTAATGTTCTTCACCCCGGATTATAACTCAAGATATAAGGTTAAAACAAAATGAAATACGAACTTATAAACCCATCAGATAAGATTTATTACGATGCACCTGATGCAGCTCACTCAGCAATCGCCGCCGCCTCGTCCGCACCTGTTGTGGAGGTTGAATTAAATAACTTAGTGGATAAAATGTATGAGGCTCTTTGTTTTTATTCCCATGCGGCTTTTGAACATGGAAATAGATACCTTAATGGTTTTGATGTAGATGGTGAATGCTTGGAGAAAGCGCGACAAGCTATAGCTGAATATAAAATATATAAAAATGGAGTTATTTAACATGAAATTAGATAAAGTGGCGAACAGTGGAAATGATGAATTTTATACGCCTAAATATGCAATTGAACCTCTTTTAAAATATGTGCCTGTTGGCTCAATTGTTTGGTGTCCGTTTGATACAGAGAACAGTTTAATTGTGAAGATGTTTTGTGAGCATGGCTGCACAGTTATTGCAACTCATATTTCTAGCGGAGACGATTTCTTTTTAATGGAAATTCCACATTGCGATTTTATTATTTCAAATCCACCGTATTCATTAAAGACGGAAGTTTTAGAAAGGCTTTTTGCGTCTGGAAAAAAATTCGCAATGCTACTTGGTGTGGTTGGATTATTTGAGAGTGAGAGAAGATTTTCTTTATTTGAAAGTAATCGGTTTGAAATTATGTGGATGAATAAAAGAATTGCATATTTCAAAAGTTACGATGAGCAAAAACCGTCTCTTAATCCACCGTTTTCTTCGGTATGGTTATGTAGAAATGTTCTTCCGACGGGAAACGTTTTTGAAAGAATAAATAAAACAGAAGCCGCCCGCCTTCAACTCGCACGGCAGAAAGGTGGGGAATGATGAAAGTTATTTTCGTTTTAATGTTCACATGTGGATTTTTTCAAAACAGTTATTGTTATCAAAAATCAGAACCAATGCCGATAGAAGCCTGTCAAGAACTCGCAAAAACATATAACGAGAACAAAGTGCTTTTATCAAATTTTGCATACTGTGAGGAACAAAAATGACCCAACCAACAAAAGAAGAACTTATCGCCGCGAGGGATGCGGTAATAGCCACCAAGAATGAATGGATAGGACAGAAACAACTTTGCATTTATGTCGGTATGTCCGAGATAGATACTCTCCTCTCCCTACTCGACTCCCATATCAACCCGCCAGATTTGAGTGAGTTGCGTAAAACTTTCGATAGCGCAGAATATGAAGATGATACTGATTACATTCAAGGTCTATACCAAGGTATAGGCAAGGGGCTGGAACGCCGCAATCGACCACCTCGCCCCGCGAATTGTAAGGGAGGGGTGCGTTGTTGTGCCAGTGGAGCCTACAGAGAATATGATACGCGCCGCTAGAGATTATGATGATGGTGGGGACACTACTTACCACGGAATGTATCAAGCCATGATTTCAGCCGCACAAGAGAAAGAGGATTAGCGTGATTACAGACAAAGACATTGGTAATGCCAGATTGTGGCTTAACAAAAAAGATAGAGAAGCATTTGGAGAGGCCGCGTTACTAGGAGGATTTAGTTTTGACGGCAGAAAATATGAAACGCCGAAAGAAATACAGACGCTTTTAGAATCCCTAACTATCGCCACCGAGTCCGAACAACTCCGCAAAGTGCTTAATGGTGCAAGTTCTTTATTAAAAGCAAACGCCGACACGATTGAACAACTACGCAAGGAACGGGATGACGCTGTAAATAATTATGGCCTAGCTTTTGAGCTTGGACGCAAAAATGTTTTAGACGAACTCGCTAAGAAAGTGAATGAAAATGGAAATGCCTGATGTGATTTTTGAAGAACTCGGATTAACCGAGGATGATATTGTAGTTGAAAGCTACGAAAACATGACGCGAGAAGAATTGATTGCTTGTTTAAATGCCGCAGACGCGCACCATCAAGAGCACCACCAATGGCAAGATGACCTCCGCCGCGAAAACGAGGAACTGAAAGCCAAGCTGGATAAGGCGAAGAACTCGCAGAACTTCATGCGATCATCCAAGCTATTGCTTATGAAAGAGGATAAAATGAAAAGAAAAAATTATGGGTATTTTGTTTCCCGCATCGGAAGATTGCCAATCATAGGTAAAATTCTAAAGTTATGCATACAAAAAATTTGCGGTATAAAAGGCCATCAATTTGATGGGGATTGGGGATATAGTAGCGGTGACTATGCTGATGTTTGGTGTCGTCATTGTGATAAATTCTCACAAGTGCCAAAAACTTCTATCTGGTTCAGGGATAAAGAGTCAAAAGATACAATGAGCCAAGTCGGAGGGGTTTTAAATGACAAACGGAACACTTAATGAGGGTGAATTTCATCCAGCAGCAACAGACGCGATGAAATATATACTGTCGCTGGATAATCTAGCCATGCACCTTGAAGCGTTTTCATCGTGCGCTTTGTCAGGAAACAGGCTTGCTGACGTATGCGCGGAAACACTTCGCAGGGTCATGATGGGCGATCCAGTCAGTGACCGTTATTTGCTTGGTCTTGCGTGGACTTTGAAAGGGATGGAAGAGTAGAATGCCTGATGAAATTACTCAAAAACCACATCTTTCTAAAGAGGCATTTATGTTAGAAGATCCAAAAGATAAAAGTAAAACTGTGGAAGTTTATCCTATAGGCTATGACAAGCCGACAAACAAATGGATCACAATCAAAGGGGAGCATGACTCGTGGCATGATTCTTTGAAGGCAATAGGGCTTTTACGTCAGGATAATAAACCTTAACCATAGGTCGTTGGATTTATGCGTAAGTAACCCCATGTAGAGCGTTGTAGTAGTCAAATAGTTCACCCGCTTTTGTATCGTCTATGTAAGTGTTCATAAACGCAGAACCTATAAATTTTGACCCCGAAGGCATATACCCTGCCGAGTCATTTCTACTAAATAAGTGAAGGTTTATACCCGGATCAGCTATGTTCGGTGTATATATGTGTAATTTTTCAGTCACCGTTTTGTCATTAACATAGATTCTTGACATATCAGTTGAATGACTATGAGAAGACATTACCAAATACCGTGTTGCTGCGACGATGGTTCCATCGGACACCGTGGAACTTGTTACACCATCCGTCTGTCTCTGGGTTACGGTTGCCGCAGAAGTCACGGACGTTCCAACACCAGATTGCGTACTATATAAATAGTTTGATACTGTTGTTGCTGGTTCAAAAGCCATAATGAATGTATGGTCTTGACCTGATGTTTTACCAAGATTTGTAAGGAATGTCGTGTTTGCCGCAATCTCTGCAAACCCAGCCCCGGCTGTCGCCAAATAAGCTGCTTCATCCCCTGCGATACCTGTAAATGTAAGACCACTCATGATCAGATCGTAGGCAGATTTCGCTGAACCATCAGCTGGAGCTTCAATAACATTTAAAAGATTGACGCCGGAACCAACATAAGAATCTGATAGTGTTGCATCCCATTGTGCGACAATGTTGGAAAATCCCGCTTGCTCAAGATTCATCCTACTAGGAGGTAATGACACATCATTCGTCATCCCACCCCTAGACCTAGTTCTTAATCTGCTGGGCCGTTGCATTGTTCACCTATTCTCCATCACCGATACTTGCAGAAACTCTGCCAGTAGCCGTTCCTGTCGCAACAATACTAAGTTGGGTTGCGCCTTTTGTCATGCTGTATGACTCTGTGTGGCCAGCAATTATATGCTTCCCAATAAGCATTTCAGACCCATTTGAATTCGGGAAAACCAAAGCCACTGTATCATCAGCATCAGCTCTGACAAAAATATCGAGACTTGAGCCATTTTTTACAATTACGCTCTGTCCGTCAGCGGAGGAAAATCCAAAGGATATTTTACCCTTTGTTGCCGTTGGCGCATCTAAGTTTCCAGTTTTTGTATTGATATTCTGTAATTTACCACTCATAGAGTTCTCCTATGTTTTAATTGTTAAAAATATATCATACCGAATGACCCTGTTCAATCATTACCCCAAACCTTCCTCAACTCCTCGGCCTCGCCACGTGCCTGTTTCCGAGCCTTATTTGCTGCTGCGCCTTTTAATTCCTCGTGGACACGCTGTTTGAGGGTTTGATCCCTAATTAAAACCTTTTTATGATCGGGGGCATCTAAGTTATAAGTGTTTTTTTCTACTGTTATGGAATGAATCTCATCGGCGTACTTTGCCATAAGCTCAGTGTCTTTGTTCCTTGAAGCCCTGATACGTCCTGCATGAGCCCTCGCCAGTCTATCATAATAATCAGAGCGCAACTCATCAACGGCCTTAGATGCACGCTTCTCGGCGTATATCCGGCTCCGTTCACCAGAAATACTTGATGATGTATAACCAATCAACTTTTGACCAATATCCCATTTATCAAGATTTTCTGGTGGGATAATCGTATCGCCAGTGGATGCGGATTTTACTCCCTCTTCTGACCATAGATAAGCCTGACTGATGTTCTTAATCATATTTGGCATGAGCGTTGTCACCGCTTGAGCAACCTCACCACGCGAAAGTTCCGTCATTGACTGTGCGGGGCGCGTCCAGAACATATTAAACCATGGGCCAAATAAATCGCTCTGGTCGTCAGGAACAAGGTTTCCGTATCCAAGGCGTGTTGACATATCAAGGTTGGCGAGGGCATAAGGCATACCCTTAACAATCGCCTGTGCTGCCGTTTTACCGACATATTTCGTGAGTAATTTCAGCATCTCACTGTCAATATCAATATCTACTCTGGTCATCGTCTTGTAGGCAGCCTCAAACAGTTTTTGTAGGTCATCCTCAAACGGAATACCCTTGACCCCAGCCATTGCCACAACAGCAAACAGCATCATCCCGATAGAGGTTGCAGACTTACCACCATGAACCTTTGCCAGCCTGTGCATTAACTCTAACATCTGCAATGAGAAAGACATGAACTGGAACGGCAACGTACCCGGCCCACGGCTCAATGTCGGCCTATTCAGCTTACCCATGCGTAATTGTGTGCTGATAACGGCGTAATGTGCGAAAGCCTCTGCGAACTCTGATCCACTCTTACCAGCAAGCATAGCACGTCCTATCTGGTCGCGGTTAATAAAGGCCATTATTTTTGCTTTATTCTCAGGTTGAATCGCAAATCTGTACGCAGATATGTAGGTCACAACGCGGTTTGCTCTCTCAGGGACAGAGAAAGTCAAAGATGTAAAATCTAGCACTTGCCTCCAACGCCTACCAGCTCCACGCATAGAGGAAGAGTTGCTATCGGCAATCGCCATAGCATCGTGCGTGTTTTTGGGAAGAAAGTCTCCCTCCGCATCTGCACGAATCAAAGCATCACGAACATCGTCTGGTGCTTTGTCGAAATCAAAAACATCCGTTCCATTATTCAATGTAACAAGAGATACTGTATCCTTGTATGCCCTGCTCATCTGTTTTGCTATCTGACCATGCGAGAACATGGCTTTAAACCATGGGGCTGTAACCATAAGTGGCTGAGTGGAGTTCGTGACGCCAGACGCTACGTTACCAGCAAGATACCAGAAATAAACAGCCTGACGCATGGCTGACCATTCTTCTACTGGATCAGTGATATAGGAAACATATTTTCTGGCATACTCAAATAATGAAGCCTCGCCTTTTTTCTCAATCTGACCTATCGCTGCGTCAAGTTTAGGCTTGTGTACACGCCGTGACAAGTGACCAGAAACACTCACGATATAATCGTTAATCGCTCTCTCGAAGTCTGCACTGTATCCAGATACATCATTCGACTGTAGAAAATGTTGCTTGTACCCGCGTCTCTGCACTGCCTCAGACAGCATTCCGCGTATTGAGTCCCATTCCTCTTCTGTCATCTCGCTACTTGCTTTCAGAACATCAAGGTCGGTCAGATTTATATCTGCTTTCAGTTTCGAGAAGTCCTTCATCTCGAACGGGTGAATGGCAAAATCTTTTGACGGGTATTTCTCGCGAAGCCGCTTTACAGCCTCAATAACAGCCTTGTTCTCGCCAACGACCTGTTTTCTTCCAAGAATAAAATTACTTGGAATCTCAACGCGCTCAAAGTGTACAAGTTCGGCATCTTCGCCTTTCGAGCGAACAACGATGCCGATCTCTCCCCAACGCTTGAATGGGATATAGCCCTTGCGTTTCTTATCCTCAATGTCCCTGATGATTTTCAGAGCATCCTGCATTTGCTTGATTGTGCTTGGGCTTTTTAGTTCCTTTTCTCCCTCTTTAGCCAGAGCAGCGATAAGGTCTTTCTTCGTCTTGATACCCATATCAGCGAAGCCGTATTCTTCGAGAGTCGTCTGAATTTGAACATCAAGCGACAAATCCATAGCTGCCCGAACGCCTTCGTATGCTGACACCTCGACATCAGACAAAGTAATCTCGTCCCCGTCCTTACTCCATACGGTGTCTTTTAATCCTTCATTTTTCACAACAATCAGACCATCTTCATTTGGCTTAAAATTCGTTTTCGACAAACGGCCAATCTCAAGAACAGCGTCAATTTTTGCTTTCGATTTTTTATTTATCTTATTGTATAAATGCACGTTCTTGCTTAGCTTATGAACCAGAACATCCCTCATTTTCATCATTTCAATCGCACCCAGATAAACAGGGGTGAACGATTCGTATAGTGACGCAATCTGGTGAGGGTGCAGGATATAAGATGCAATTTTACTGATTGACGGGCGCAATCTATCGGCCAGCCCAGAAGCATCCAGAGTATCAATCGCTTGGCGCAACTTCTCCTCTTTCGTCATCTTCTTCCCGTCCTTGCGACCAAGGATTGAGAACATGGCAAACCCTTCGTCTGCGGCCTTAGCCATAGATGGTGTGATGTCCATTGAATGAACTTCAATGCCCAGCCTTGCGGCGTTCCTTTCTTCCGCTGTTAGGTCTGGATCGTTAGGATCAACTTCAACGCCTATGATGTTCTTGGTCGGGGTTTTTATTTTAGTCTTACCAACTGTTGCCCCAAACTTCTTACCGAATTTATTGGCGTATTTGACAAGGATATTGTCGTAGAAGCCCTTCATGCCAGAGCCACCGACTTTTAAATCTAACCCAGATAGAACCTTAGCATTAGAAACTACGTCCTCTGATTTACTATCTTCTCCATCCCCATTAATGATTTTTTTGGCCATATCTTTACCAACAAAATCTTCTATCTCATTTTCGGGTAAATCATTTTTATAAAACGCGGTTTTTTGTCCTTTTTTAGCAGTTACGTTATATGTTCCGTCTTCATTTTTATTATAAAATATTGCGTCAATTTGCTTGCTCAGGTCATAGCGTTCGTTCTGTTGTTCGCCAGTCGTCCACGCAACGCTGTCATATCCTTCTTGTGCAGCCATCTGCACAATGCGGCGGAAGGCCATCTCATGCCATGATTTCTTGAATGGTGCATCTGGTACACCACGATTATTATATTGAGCTGAAAGACTATCCATCTCATCCATTTCTGCTTCTGTAGCAGTATTGGAAAGCCATTTATTACGCAACTCTGTATGGCGCGCTTTTTCTTTTGGGGTTGTATTGTAACCTTTCTTTCTTCCCGCTTGGTGCCAGTCAGATTGAATCTCTTCAACGAATAATACTTTTTTACCATCCGCATCGGTACGGTCATTCAGGCGAACGTGAGCCAATACGTTTGGTTGGTCGAAGTGAGATGATCTGTAGTCAGCGCCAGTATTGCCACGCTCAACAAAGCCAACATTACCTGTTTCGCCACCGCCCCATCCATCTGGGTTTTTTACGGTATCACGAGTTACATTGTCCTTGGCTGGTAACGTCAGCAACACCTCACGGTAGTTTTCACCGTTTGGTAGTGTGTATTGGGAGAATTTTGTATTGTCTTTTTTATTTTCAGAAAGATCCGCAGAATGCTCTAAAGCATCAGCTTCATCTGCATACTTTCCATCTTCATAACCTTCCGCATCATACACAATATAATATGGACGGTTATATGTTGTTTCATCATACTCAACGCGCGGTTTACCTGTGATTTTACCCAGAGTCACTTCCTCAATCTGCACCTGATTTTTGTCGAGATAGTCAACTATTTCCTGTTTGGAAACAGTTGGCTTGCTCAAAAGAAAATCATCAAGACCAGTCCATGAAATCTCTTCTTCTTTGACACCATCCATGTTTTTCAGGATACCAAGCATCTGAACGCCAGTGCCTTTTTCCTGTTTCAGCTTTTTGACTGATTTTACAAGGGTCGATTGCAGACCGTCAGCTACGACTCTGCGCTGGAAAAACGGCTCATAATTATAGTCAGGGTCAAAACGTCTCCGACCGATTTCTCCGCTCATAATGTCGTCAAAAACATCCTGCGGCGTTTTGTAATTAAATCCACGACCGGTCAAAACGTTTTTGACCATGTTAAAATACTTGACAATTTTATTTCTGACGCGGTTTAGAATGCCTTTATTAGAGTAATCCTGCAACGCATGGGCGATTGCTTCCTCGTCCAGTTTGCTTTCGATCCCGTCATAAACATCAGCATAATTCTCATCAATGTTGTACTTTTTGCGCCACTTAGCGGCACTCTCAAGCAGCAAATCCCACTCAGGCTGCAATGCGCCAGCCGCTTTCAGATAGTGCAGAACCTCGTGATTGAGTGTCGAAATATAGTCCTTTGCAGTCAGGGCAACGTATATCAGGTTTCGGTAATAGAACCCATCAACTACGCCACCATCTTGTGACGCTTTCTCCGTACCGGGGACATTCTTAACGTCCCGAATGTCATTGAACATGACAATAGCATTTTCGGGCAACCCGAATTTCTTCGCAGTCTCATTCAGGGCAGATACGATTTCATCTACCTTGGCCTGATTCACATTGCGACCAGCATCCGTATTCCCAGCCTTATCACCAGAAGACAGGCTGAACATAGCGGTGCCTTTGTCAGTGTCCTTGGTTTCGAGAACCTCAAACAGCTTATCAAAAGCGGGGGCTATCTTTTCAGACATCTCTTTGTCTGTTGGATATGGATATGAGCTATTGTCCTTGCTCTCATCTCTTGAGGCGTTCCAAGCGTCTTCACCTACCACGTTGGCAAGATAATCGTTTGAAGCGTCTTTCTGCTTGGCTTTGTAAATGATGTACGCCTCGAACGAACGGGCCGCCATCTCGATATCCGTTGACCAGTAATCTTTGGTTCTGGTTTTATCAATTGATTCTGAACGCTGAACAACGCCCGTCTTCTTAATCGCCTTCACAATATCGGAAAATGCGTCAGTAACCTCTTTGCGGATCTCCTTTGTCGGGATATACGCAGATTCAGTGATGTAAACGTCTTTTCCATCTCTGCGCTTGCCAAAATGGTGATCCATCGCATGAAACCATTCGTGAGCCAGAGAACCAGCCCCAGATTTCTTGGTCAGATTAATAACTGTCTGTCCGCGCTCATAGTGGGCGGCGGCAAAGTTACCACCACCACGCGCCCCGAATGCAAGCCCCAATGTCCCTTCAAGAGACAAAGCATTCTCAGGTAATCCCAAAATAGCCGCCATGTCCTTCATAGCATCGTAGGCATTGTTAATGTCCTCAGCGCGGCGTTTCTGCTCAACATAGTTTCCAAACTGAATGCCGCGGAATCCGAATGTCTTTGCGAGCGTTTCAACACTTACATCTTCACCTTTGCGGTAATCCTCGCCACGGCGAGGGTCATTCGTGCTTCTGCGCTCTGGCGGAACATCTTTTTTCTTTTCATACAAGGCAAGTATCTCATCGCCATTATTGGCCATGTATAGACGAGCCTCATTGCCAGTCTTAAACCCACCCTTTAGGTTAATGAACTTTCCAGCGGCTATCTTCTTACCAATAACGATTTCACCTGTCTTGGTGATGCGGAAAACATCAAAGCGAACTTCTTTTTTACCCTTTGTTTCATCAGCGCTGTTTATTTTGTTCCTGATAAAATCTACAGCCTGTTGTCTGGTATCAAAACGATTGCCATAGCTATTTTCATACGATGCAAAATAGAAAGTACCTTTAAGTGGTTTTCCGTTCTCATATACGCCCTCAGATCGGTTTACATCCCAATCCTTGGCTTTTGTAAATGCTGGGTATCCAAGCTCAGAATAAAGATCCATTCGCTCAACAAGTCCACGCAGTACCTTAGAATATTCATTCATCCTGTCTTTGATCTCAGTGGCAGTAAATTTGCCATCCAACATCATTTTTGAAAGCTCGCGGACAGTTTTTACTTTTGAAGCCCATTCTTTCAATTTCCATGATTTCTGTGGTTTTGATGGGATAATATCGCGCATTGCCTTAATCGCGGCCAGAACATCTGTGGTCACGCCATTTGCAATCATCACTTCATAATTTGGCTCAGGAAAATGTTTAGAGAGAGTGATGTCTTTTAAATCATCCGGCAGTTCATCGCTAATGGATTTCGCATAGTCTTTCCAAAGATCCTTTTTGGCGCCAGCAATCTTCTCACCAAAATCCTGAATATTATCTTTTTTCGGCTCGACAGGCGCCTCGACCGCACTCGGATCGGGAGCGGATTCCTGCGGTTTAGCGGCAGTTTGTACTGTTTCTGCATTACGTTTGAGTGCTGTGGTGTCAATATAAAAAGTATTATCAGCCTCTTCAAAAATACCCCTAGATTTTAATTCATCAGAAAGTTTTGCAATCAGGTCTGGTGATCCAGCCTGATTCATAATGTGTCTTTCATTGTTTTTAATTTTAGAAGTATTTAAAGAGGGGTTTTTTACCAAGAAATTTGCAAATTTAGCATAGTGATATGCTTTGATAAGATCAGCATCGTTTAAATCAGCCGCTTCCCATTTAATGTTTTCCAAGAATGTTGCTGGGGATAATGCCTTATCAAATTTACTTTCTTTAGCTTCAAAATAATTAGAATTTACTTCTTGATCCGGCGGGCGCGAAACAGGCGTTTCTGGCACGTTTTCAGGCTCAGAAGGTTGGTTTTCTGCGGGTTCAGCGGTGGGCGCGACTTCTTGATCGGGTTTTGATTTTTGAGCAAGTAAGTGTTCGGCATAATCATAGCCAATTTTACCAAGCTCAGATTCATTAACCAAATAGGTCGTTTTCTTCCCGGCCTCTTTTACACGAGCTTCGTGAGCATCTTGTTGTTTTTGGTCGGCGCGATGAAACTGCATTTTGCTCATCGGTTTTATTTTATTTTCCTCAAGCGTTGATATTTTCAATGTGCCATTGTCATTGAATTTTTCAATTCTTTCTCTCACAGTCATAACACCGCCACCATCGGTAAAATTATACTGTTTTGAAAGAGCTTTTCGGATCAGTGATTTTGTGTTTTCAGGTTTCCCATCAAGAAAGCCGTTATATGTATCTGCTTTTATTTCCGCCTCGGCCTGTGCTTTTTTATTAGCCTCAATTTCGGCTTTTTCATTTCTTTGGGCGGTTTCTTTATCTCTGATTATATCAAAGTCAGCCTGTTTTTTCGCCTCTTCAATGCTTGTATGAAGCGTATCGCCCATGCCAGCACGTTCGCCAGATTCTCTTCGTGCTTTGTTTTGAGCACTCTCAACAGCCCACATCTGAACAGGCGGAGCGCCTTCTTCTCTCGCTCTGACAGATAATGGATATATGCGAATACCATTATATATAAACTCTTCATCAGGTTTTGATTGTAAGGTTTTTAATTTTGCGCGTGTTTCAGAAGATAGATTATCGTTTCTCAATAATTCTGCCACAGAATTTTCTAAATCTTTAATCTCCTGCGGTGCGTCTTCATTTGCGTTTTGGAAATAATTTAAAATATCCTCCTCTTTTCCCACAGCTTGTTGAAGAGTAGCAGCAGCAAACCTCTCAACTTTCATCGCATCCATATCTGCAAGTCGTTTTTTTGGTGCATTTTGCACATTTGCGGTTTCTTGATCGGTTTTTTTATTGGATAGATTTTTTGTAAGTTCACTAATTTCTTTTTTAGAATTTTGTTCATCCATTAACAAAGGTCCAATATTATTGGGAATTGGTTTTGTTAAATCATACCAAAGACCATCATCGTGTAATTCATATTCTTTAATAACACCATCTGGTGATGTTTCTTTCCTTCTTAAACGATATAAACCATCTTGGTTACTAAATGAAGTATATTCCATTTTATAACCATATTTATCATATAAATAATCACCAGATGTTTCGGATGGTGTTTGTTCATTTTTTGCAACAACTGGATCATTGGTGGTTGTTTCCGATTTGGAAGTAACCACTGGTTTTGGATCTCTAAATATTGATTTCTGAACCTGTTGCTGAGGAAAATCCACAACCACTTGTGAAATGCTTGGATTGTCCCTCTCCATACGGTTTGTTACCATTTGAGCGTATTTCCACACATCTGGATTGCCGAAGTTACTTAGATTAAATGCGCTTCCAGAACTATCACTCAGGAAATACTCGTTCCGATTACCTTTTTTCTGTTTTACGAATTTTGTCTTCCCCTCAGCGATTACGCGGTCAACCCAAGCAAGGACACTTTCGCCAGTGTCCATCTTCATGTTTGATAGGCGCTTCTCAAGAACAGCCCTGTCTTTTTGAAATTGCTTATTTTCTAAATCAGCAATTTCTTTGGTATCAATTTCCTGCCTTTTTTTAGCATCAATCCCAACAAAATCATCAACGGCTTGCAGAATATCGCGTTTTGTTTTTGGCAGCTTTACACCTGTCTTTTCCTCAAAATACTTACGGGAATTTTTATTGTCTAAGTTCCCAAGTATATCGCGCAGGATTACGGCGTTCTTTTCATCAATTCCTTTTTGAACGGAAGCCAATGTCTTTTCTATACCAGAAACAGGTTTTTGTTGTTCAATGGTTGGTTCTGGTTCCGCTTGTACCGGTGCAGCTGGTTCCTGATAAACCAATGGTTTCTTGGTGTCGCCAGTTTTTAGCCATTCTTTGAACTCAGGGATGCTCATTCCATGAACGGCACCAATACGACTTACGGCTTTTCCATCAGAAAACGCAGATTTATAAGCATCACCAGCTTCTTTTGATGAGTTAAAACCCATCATTACTTTGTGTTCGTCAAACTTGCCTGTTTTGTTGTCGATTTGATCAACAATAAACACTTCCTGAGCATCTGGATTGTTCCCGATATAAACATCTACCGCGTCACCGTCTGCGCCCTCAGTGCGCTTAATATAGCCATAGTGAGCTGGCATTTCTGTTTGCCATGACTCTCCATCGGAATCCACGCCACTACGGACAGATCCTTTTGCATTTTCAATTGCAATGTCAAATCCAGAAACTTTTACATTTCCTTTTTTGTAATTTCCAGACTGTTTTTGAGCCTCTGTTGGTTCAGGGTTTGCTTGTGCAGCCGCCTCATTAATTTCCGCCTGTTTTAATGCTGAAAGCTGATTAAGGGCTTCTTGCTCTCTACGCATCAACATGCCATTCCATCCGCTCATTTTTGCCTGTGCGCGGATATTATCAATGATAGCTTGTACGTTTTCAATGTTATCGGCTTTTGATTGCTTCTGAACCGCGATAGGAGTTTCCTGTGGCGCAATATCAGGCTCTATTAATGGCTGTGTTTCAGCCTGTGGTGCAACATCCTCTTTAGGCTGTCCGCGCTTGATCTCAGATAACAAATCATCCCTGTTTAAAGGGCGCTTATCTCTAATGATTGTTTCGCCTTCGCCATCAAAAACAATATTCTGGTTGCCCTGCGCATCGGTCACAATCAAAGTTTTTTGTCCGTTCTCGCCTTCCTGAATACTATCGATCTTGCCTTCAATAATCTGGCTATTCTGATCAACGTGTTCAATCGTATCACCAATCTCAGGTGTCCCAGCAATCGTTGGCCTTACTGTTTCAGGTTGAACTACCGAGGATTCCGCGGTAGTTGCCCCTGCATCAGGTTTAAGCATTCTGGCCAGATCATCACGGTTAGGAACTGGTGGGTCCCCCGGTGCAGGAGGTTCTGTGGGCTGTGTAGGTGCGCCATTATCAGGTGGGGGCGGATCGCCACGACCTGATAAACCTTCTTGTTGTGCTTTATTTCTAATCATAGAGCCAATAGCGACTTCGCCAATAGATGATGGCGCCTCAAGTAACCCTTCAAGGGCTATGTCGCTTCCCGATACTTTGCTCAAATCGCCTTTATAGGCAGCTGTTTGCCCTGCCGCCTCACTTGCCATACCACCGGCCATTTGAATGCCAGTATCTTTTGCTCCCGCAAGTATTCTTGTTGGTAATGGTTTTCCAACTGTTTTAGCTAATTTTGAACCAGCAAATAAATTCCAGACAGAATCAACCGCAGCAGTTGTTAAACCTTTTCTTTCGGCTTCACCCCGAATATCATCCATCAATATTTTGTTTGAATAGGCCGCAATACGACCTTCTTTTGTAGATAAATCAGCCCCACGCTCTTGTAAGGCTTGTTCAACCCACGAACCAATTTCAATTGGCGCAGAACCAGCAAATCCACCACCAACAGCGCCCAATGCCCCGCCAATGACTGTGCCAACACCGGGAGCAATAGCTGTACCAACAGCCGCGCCACCAGCCGCTCCTGCGCCAGCCGTTGCCATAGATGGTAAAGAATTTGAGAGATTTCTGGCAGTTAAGTTTAATGTTCCGTATGGATTTTTTACAACTTCTTTCGTTGTATCCCAGAAACCATCTGCCCCAGCAATATTTTCCATCTGCTGTTGCGCATAGGGGCTTATACCAGATTCAATATTTGTTTTTACCTGATTGCTACTGTCTATCCAGTCTGCCGCCTGTGTAGGTTCAACCTGTCCATACAGAACGCCAAGGTTGATTGCAGAATTTCCAAGGTCAACCGCCCCTGCCCCCGCACTCAAACTCAAGTCAGATAACACATCGCCTGTTTTTCCGATTAAACCAGAAGATGGTAGGCTATCAGACTGAGGGATTAATCGTTTTTCAATATGGTTTTCTTCTTCAAGAACGAGTTCGTCTGGCGATATTTCCCTAAAACGATTATTTGATTGTGGCTGATCATCTTCAAATATAAGATGTTCATTTTTGCCAAGTTCCCTGAAAGCCATGATTTTCCTTATTGAGATATTGGTACGTTCGGACCATTTGTAATATACCTAGAGTACCCATTCTGTTCTGCAATTTCAACTTGTTCTACTGGAACATAAAAAGCATTTCCTTTTTGATCGTAAACAATAACTTGGGAAGGTTTATTTATAATATTACCAGTTCCTTCTATTAAATTATCTATACCCTGCATCGTACCTTGTCCGGCAGTTTGCACCCCATTCAATATCCCCGAAGTTAAACCAACAGAAGCACGTCCAATCCTATCAAGGTGAGCTGGAATATTTGTGGCATTATATAATCCTGTTCTAGCATAATCAGCAATTGACTGTGTAGGCGGAACTGATGCATAAGCCAGAGGATCTGCGGTTTGATTTTGATTGTTGCCCACAGGTGTCAAATTAAGATTTGCGCCCTGATTCACTGGTGTAAGTGATGGCATAGACTGAGAATCGTTAATATTGATTGATGATTCAACAGATCCTTTTTGTATGTCCTGATCTTGACCATCATCAATCAATATTTTTCCATCTGGTGTTTTATATGCTATACCACCATTTGCTTTACCAAGACGAACAGAGCCAGCCGGAAGGCCAACGGGAAGTTGAGTTTGTTGTTGAGCTTGTGGTGCTGGAGGTGGCGTTAATCGAGCTTGCCCCTGTTGTGTCGCAGACATATTACCGCTTCCGTCCATTATGACAGGCTGAATGTTCTGATACGGCGTAGTAACAGCAGGATTCCCCGCTCCTGCATTTGGGTTTTGAGGTTGCATTTGCTTCTTCTGAGCAACGGCAGCATCAGCGGCAGCGCGCGCCTCTTCTTCTGTTTTAAGACCACTTGAAATTGACGCATTATACGTTTTGCTCCAAATATCAAAATCATCCGAACTTTTAGGTACTGACGCAACAGCCCTACCATTTTCAAATCTAGTTTGTCCTTCGTTTAGGGTATAACCTTTATCTGCGCCACCACCATATTGTTGCTGTAATTGTAGTTTTTTTGCATAAAGAGCCAAATCACGATCATCTTTGCTCATAGGTTTACCGCCAGCGCCTAAACCAGCACTATATCGACTCATTAAATCGCCACCCGTTGACACATAAGCAGTTGTAAATTTCTGAGCGGCCACTGGATCATCATATAAATCACCAGCTATCGATAATCCCTTTGCAAAATCAGCATTTTTGAACACTTCATCTGGAACATTGATCCCTTTTTGCTGTGCAAAATACTTGGCCTCATTTGTGAGCCCATCTGATGCATATTTTACAACAGTATGGAAGTCAGCATCTTGCTGTTTCTCTTTTTGCATTCTCTCTTGATTAAACTGAGCTGTGCGCGAATCGAAAGCATCGCCAACATTATTTGCGCTGTCCGCACCCTGAATAAGTGGAATGGAAATTTGTGCCATGTTTTTTCCTTATACCCTATTGTCCCAAGTTATACTGTCACCATTTTTAAAAACCTGAATATCCTTATAAGAACTATCACGCTTTTGATTTTGTGAAGCCTTAACCGTATCCGCAATTACAGCTCCTATATCCCCAATTGCAGTACCATTGATTGTCCCTTGATTTATTTGGTTCACTCCTTGAAGATCGCCAATGCTGGTCAATCCTTTCGATGCAGTTTGTCCAGTTTGAACAGCATTGTTTACCATTGAATCTCCAGATTTAAAATACTGTCCAGAAAGAGTTTTAGCAGCTTCATCTGCCCTTTGTTGATTTTGAGATAACAATTGATTCCGCATCCTTCCCTCAACATCAGCAACAGTTGCGGCAGTTGCCCTTGCTGAACCGCGCAAAGAACCACCCTGTAATGAATCAAGTGTTGTTCTTCGGGCATCATCTAAGGCTTGGATTTGTGCTGGTGTAAGCTGATCGGAACGCCCGATAACACCTTGCAAAGCTGTTAATCCAGGTGATGCCATTTGCTGTTGCTGTCTTAATAAAACATTTGCCTGTTCACGGGCTGCTATCTCTCTATCGGTCGCCTCTTTTTGAGCCGCAACCGCTGTGGCTGTGCCTTGATTATATGCGTTTGATTTTTGATTTGCTCCATAGGCTTTTACACCCGTTTCAATGAGTGTCGGAGCCATATCTGCTACCCAATCCCACATACCCATGTTTTATCTCCCTATCGTACAAGACCTTGTGAAACGGCAGGATTTCTGCGCATCATTTGGTTTTCTTCATCTTCTGAATCATCTTCTGTAAGAGGGTTTTTTTGCATACCCTCTTCGTTATCTTCTGCATAATCCTCTTCTGAACCCGCCTCACCATTGGCACTAAGAGAAGTTGCGCTTTCAAAAATCGGGATCATTTCTGGCAATAATTTAGCCAAAATAGTAACGCTTTCTGGGGTGATAACCCTATCAAGCTCTTCAAGCTCTTCATCTGACATTTGGCTGATTCTCTGAGCCAACATAAACTGAAATATTTTTGAAAGTATCTGCTCTTGTTCTGCCGGAGACATATTTTCAAAATCCATATTATCAGGTATTTGCGCCCCTGCCTGTGGAGGCATTGGAGGTTGTCCACCTTGGTTCGGCATACCTTGAGGTGATGCTATCTGCTGTGGTTGAGGTTGTGGCATACCACCACTCATCTGTGGCGGCATACCTTGTGGTGCAGTACCTTGTTGTGGTTGTCTTTGGTAAGGTTGAATGGCCATGATTGTTTCCTAACTATAGAATGTTGCTTGTCGTGGTTTAGAAATGCTTGGCGGGTTATATGTACCCGTCAGCGAATTATAAATATCATCAAGGCTCAGATTATTTGTCAGGCCGCTTTGAAGAGTGTTTTGTTTGCTTGGATCATCAAATGATGCACTTTTAAATACAGATTTACCAACCGAATCTATAAATTTACCAGCATCTCTGCCATAGTTTTCTCCATTTAATCTTAGACCATCTCTATTTCCAACAGTAAAATTAAGTGACCCTGTGAATTTCGCCCCTGTACCCCTTAATGCTTCGGCAATGCTTTTTGCCGAATCTCTAACTTTTGTCACGAAATCTTTGTTTTCTTGTGAAAATTTACTACCTGTTTGTCCATAGTCACTCGAAGTAAAATCTGAAAGATTCAATATAGATCCTTGTGATTTATCACTTGGTTTATTGTTGCCAAATAATCCACCTAATTTACTTCCAAGGAATGAACCGATAATTGTTCCAACAACTGGAAATACAGATCCAAGCGTTCCACCAATTGCGGCTCCTGCCGCAGAACCTGCCGCAGAACCTAAAAATGCACCACCACCAGCAAAGGCGGCATCTTTTACAGATCCTCCTTGCAATAGTGTTACAGCAGCTGAGGCGATACCAGATCCAGCCGCAGATCCAAGGCCAGAACCTCCAGCTCCTTTTGATAACTGGCTACCTAAATTTCCTGCCGCAGTTCCAGATGGCGCTCCAGCCAAGCTGCTTGAAAGCCTTCCAATGGATTCTGCTGCCGTGCTACTTCCAGCGTTACCAATAAGCCCACCGCTTACCTTTGCAAGTCCAGAGCTTACGCTTGATGCCAAATCAGAGCCAACACCACTAAACGCGCCTTCAAGACCCTGACCCATAGCCGTATTAAGGCCAACCCGCGCACCAATTGTAGGGGCTGCGTATTGTAATCCACTTGTTACAAGACCAGATGATGGGCCTTTTAATATTGGATCTGGAACCTTAATATCATTTAAAGAATTATCAAAACTTCTATTCGGCTGAGGCGCTCCACGTTGAAGATTTGGATCTGTTGAAGCCACAATATTTGAAGCATTTTCTGAATATGCTGGCGTGACGTTACCAGCTGAATCGGCACCGCCGCCAACGAAGCTGGAATATCTTGAACCCCTGTATTGGTTCTGGTTTATTTGCTGAAAATCATTCTCAGACATTTATAGTCCTCACAAGCTGCCATTCAAATGTAATTGATGTTCCTACACCCGGAGCCGCAAGTATCGTAAAAGTAAATCCGGCTGTGGTGTAGTTTTTTGATGAAATTGTGTAAGCACCTGTTGCGGGTGTTCCTGATACAGTCTTTACTTGTAGAATGATAACATAGTTCGTATCTGCTTGTGCAGTGCTAAAATCAACTGCCCCTGAGGAATTAGTGCCTGATACCGTAACGGTACCAGCAGTCAAGCTCGCCTTAATCTTATTTTCTATATTAGTTATACTTTCAATCTGAGAAGTGATGTAATCAACAGACGCATTGATAATCTGATAGGCTTTCCACATCCAGTCAACGATGATCGGAAAGTCCTGCTGAGCGTTACCAGTGGTTCTTGGTGGCCTTTCAAGTGATGGTGGGGCAGCTACGTTATCGGCCATTATCTCATCACTTTCGTTGCATCAATCTGCAAGCGGCGCAGCTCAAACGGGCAATCCTCAGTCATTGCGATCTCAAACTGCCATGTGCTGGCAGTACCTTGATTTCCGAACTCTAAAGTCAGGTTTTCAGCTCCAGTAAAGCCCAATTCACGATATTGCACGTTTCCAAAGCCTTTATTATCTGGGTTTGTGCGGAACATGATTTTGGGGTTTTTCTCATAAGTGCCAACACCGCGCTTGATTGTCATACGAACGGCATCAACACGCATCGGCCCCTGACTGTCATAATGGCCGGTTTTTATATATGCGCGCTGTGTTTTACCATCGTTTGTGTAAGTATTGTTGTCCAGCTCGTAGATTTTTCCTTTACCACCAACAAATGTCTTTCCCCATAGGTTGAACACAGAAACACCCGGCCACAAAGTCGGCACACCGTTATCTGCATCCCACCCGAAGATATGGAACCATTGATTGCGCCTGATGTCGTAAACACCAGTAAATCCAACGGTACCGTACTTGTTTGTGGCTTTTGGTGATTGGAAAAGGATGAATTTTTGACCTTTTACATTGATAGGCGCAGCCCATGCTTCATCCAAATCCCCAAGATTGCGGAAACTGTAAATTTGTTCAATTTCCTTTTGAATATCACCCGACACGCTTTGTGTCGTCTGGCCAGAGATCCGTGAGAACTCATAGCGCGAATTAAGCCCCCACGCTGCGTTATCAGCAAAGCAGAGTGTCCAAGGCTCACTGATACCATCACCTGTACTCCAACGGCGGTAAAATTGAGCTGTGCCACCAGCTGAACGCTCGTATTGCTCAATACTTTCTTCACCAGTGAATAAAATCTCATTGAATGGCGTGATCAGCATGGCGTTGATGTTGTCTGGTGAACCGTCAACGGAAAACGTGTCCAATGGATCCCAAACGGCATTATCATTGAGTTTGCTGATCTGGAATCGTCCACTATCTTTCTCAACGGCCAGAACATAACCGTCAAGGTACCCAACGAATGATGAAAGTGGGGAATCCTTACTCAAAAGCTGATTTTTTACACCATTATAGTGAACAATATTAGCCCCAGCGGCCAGAAGAAGGCCGTTACGAGTGCGCCCAAAACTGACACGACTTCCGCCCAAAACACGAGATCCTTCAATCTCTTTAAATTCAGCGTCCGTATTCACCCTGTATGTGCGCCCATCCAAACTGACTGCGATCATATCGTTTTCATACCGCCCAATATGGATGTCAGATTGAGTGCCAAAATCACAGAATAACTTTAAGCCGGGGAATCTGCTGATGCCACCGGCCTCTGTTACAAAGCTGTTTTCAAGTCCTGCAAAAGTTGAGGTTAAAGCGTCCTCATCAATATTCGTAAATAGCTTTTTGTTTAGATCAATATCGCCCCATGTCATGTTGTCACCACATCAACGTCAATTGTCCATTCTATAGTCTGAGAAGTATCGCCGGTTACGCGCAATTCGATTTCTGGTCCGTTTGCAACAAATGCTGCCAACCAGCCAGCATTTGTCTCATACACAGCCCTTAGATTTCCATTACCAACCGTATCAAGCGCTACGTTAGCAACAACCAAAGCCCCGTTTACAGTGGCACTTCCGGGTGTTGCATTATCATCAGTGATGATTTCGTTATCCAGAAATGTTCCTTTAACATCAATCAATGTCAAAGTACCAGTTGCACCACCATCAGAATCGTCCTGAATACGAGCTGTTGCACCACTTGTGGCGCCTGTAAGAACAGCGCCTTTTGAAAAGTTCGCAGTTTGTGTATCATAAGCAAGAGATGATCCGGCACGGAATGCACCACAACCAATATGATAAATTGCTCTTTGTGCCACGTTACGGCCACGGCCAATCACACGAGCAACGAAATATCCGATTTGCCCCGGATCAAGTTCCATACTCCATGCTTTTGTTGCGGTGTTCGATGTTGTGACACCAAAAGATCCACCATTGTTGGTATCAGTAACCCTGATCAGTTTTGTAGCTTCACCGCCAACAGTTGTGTTGGAATCCTCAGTACAATTTTTCATTACCAAAAAGTTTTTAAGTGGTGTCGTCAATGTAATATCAACATCTTCAATGCTCATAGAACTTAGAACTACGTCCTGACAAGTTCCTGTGACAGTGAATGTACCATTTTTGAAGCGTCCGCCATTAAAGTGAACGGAAATAACATCATTCTGATATGCGGTAAGCGGTGTAAGAACCGCATCATCATCTTGTATAGATATGTTGGCGACATTCGCATTAAACCAGCATGAATTGAACGTAAGAAATTGAGATCCTACAATGTCAACAGCAACACCAGAACAGCTCTCAAAACCAACATTTGAGAACGACATATTCCGACAAATTTTGTCAACATATTCAAGAGAGACACCTTTCGATGTCGCTACACTGACGATACCACCATCCCAAACAGAGTCTTCAAATGACGCGCCACTGTCACTGCTATCGCCATGAAGTTTTGCGCCAATTTCTGTATTTTGAATTGATAAATCATTCCAGAGATGCCCGAAGCCACCTTTAAAATAAATTCCAGTTTCAAAGCGCATGACCATGACATTTTCAAACAAAATCTCACTGTTACCAGCTGAGAAAACACCAATGCTGGAATCGGTAAGGCTGACGCCATCAAGTGTAATATCTTTAAATCCTGATCTGTCACCAACGATGACAAAACTTTTATCGCCGATAACGCTTTGCAAAACGGTTGCATCACGGCCAGTACCACGGATAATAACGCCCTTTGGCACTTCAATTGAGTTGATCTTATACGAACCCGGAGGGACAATGACCTCGCCACCGAATAAAGCGGCTGCAATGGCCAATTGAAGAGTTGCTGTGTTTGTTGCGGCAACACCACCGGAACCACTCACAAAATCCCCATACATTGAAACGAAAATTTGCAATGATGCAAAATCTGACAAAGTTGTTTCTTTTGAAGATCCGCTTGGTGTTACTGTTGCGGCACTCGCATCTTCACCATCAAGGCTTGACAGCTCTGGACGCACAATACCTGTTGTTTCAATCCCACCAACATTCAGCTGGTATGCTTGTTTTGTGTAAAGAGAAGCCTTAAACTTACCATACCGTGTCCCGTCTGGGTGTAGCATGGAAGAAAGTGTCTGCGGGTTATCAGCTGGAATTGTCAGACTTTCATCTGTAAAAATGTCAGCAAAATCCGTTGTACCGGCTTTAAAAACAGACACAACAGATCCACCATAGCCCGGCTTCCAAATATCAAATTCTGCAATTCTTTTTGTCATTATTTTGCACCCCAACCGGTATTACCAGTTCCAGATTGTTTCACATACAGCGTTGTATTAACCCCACCATCATCACGCAAATAAAGTGTTCCAATATTTGCGGTCACGACACCTTCTGGGCTTCCGGTACCAGAAATAATCTCTGCACCAGCTGGAATGATACCAGTCTGATGATCGGGAGCATTACCAAATCCGGTTACTTCTGCGATCACAGCAGTTTGAATGTAAACTGGTGTTCTGAATTTACCGTATCCATCAAGAACTTGAGGGTTACTTGTCTTATTGTTTCCAGTGATGTTCTGAAATAAATCGGCTTTGACATTGGTTTTAAGGCCGTTATCAACAACCCAGAATGTGACTGTAGCCCCTGCATAGATTTTATTTGCAGTGGAGAAATCTTGTACCAGTGTTCTTGCGTATGTCATGCCTACCTCTTCAAATTCACTTTTAAACCCAATGCCACACGCGCTTCATCACGCATACGGCCATAATCATTATTCATCTCACACAGCATGGGTGTCTGTTTTTCACAGTACAATTGGCGCTCATCGAACGCCTTTTTTTGTTGTGCTTTGGTGTACTCCTTCACATGAGGAACAACCAAACGATCAACCTTTTCAGTTTTACCACCGCTAGAAGGAACCGTTGAGCAACCTACGGTCAGTAACGATGTTATCAATAGGAGCGTTGCGAACTTCATTCTGTTTCTCCACTGTATCAAGTTTCTTTTCTGTTGATGCTGCGATGGCATTATTCCATTCCGCGCGCACGGCCATATCAGTCCATTCATTTACCTTGTAGGCCACAATTGAATTACTGACCAACAAAACGCCCAGAACAGAAAGGGCAAGTATCATTCTAGGACTCATATTGTACCTCCAAGGACTTGTTCGATCCAATCTGGTTTGTAATTCGGCTCAAGTCCCATGAGGCAAATTGTGCGTTCTGAATACCTGAATTTATCACCGACAACACGCCTATTGACCAACCCGTTAATGATGTTCCCATTGACGTACACCCAGCGCGAAAGCTGCTCACAGGCGCCCTTTAAATCACCAGCTGCGGCTTTACGTCCGAGTGTTTTATTACCAAACGCACCAGTATTAAAAGTGAAAGAGATAAACGCAGCCATAGTTAGATCTGGCACATCAATTTTAAGAGCTTTTCTCACAATTGATTCGTGTTTTTTCACATCCTTAATCAATAACGCAATGCACTCTTCATGCGTGTAGATCTTCCCGATGATAATATCGGGTCCTGTATGGCCATAACAGACATCCCAAACACCACCAATATCTTTAGATGGTTTATATTTTACACTCTCCCAAGGCATAATCAGCACAGATATTGCAATAACAGCTGCGGCTGACATACCAGCAATGGATTTCCCTAGTTTACCGAAGACTTTCAATTTTTATCTGCCTTCCTGTCCAGTTTTTGCTCAATACGAATAAGGAAACCAACGAGATCATCCTTCATCTCTTTCACATCTGTTTTGGTCGTGAAAGTTTCAGCAGCATGGAATCTATGCTTGTTGAAAGCCTCTTCCAAATGATCGTCACGATTACGACTTGATGTATCAACTCGTTCCATTTTGTCCTCCAATCGAACATGGTTATCTGACTGTTCTTTAAATTTTTTAAACAGCAGACCAACGAACCATCCAAGCAGAGAAGAAGCCGCAGTTAAGATCGCTCCTGCTATCCATAAGAAAATTGTCGTAAAATCTGTCACTTACAGCCCCTTTATAATTTCGATAAAGATTACAATAGAAACGCCACCACCGGCGGCACTCAAGAACTCGGAAACTGAATGAGAATCTTTAATCCCGAATCGTTCAACGCGTCCCTTTGCATGAGATCCTATCTCATATCCAAGTGGCCATAAAATGGTTGTGATAATGCTGCCAACAGGGAAGCCAATAATAAATCCTTTGACAGCTGCGCCAACCCATGCGTATCCCTCGTCACCGATCTTACAACCAAACAACTTGGCGATAAAATCAACAACAGGCTTTACTGATCCACTACGATTAAGAGTTGGATCGGGATGTTTTTCCCAACGTAAAAAATACCATGTTGCGGACTGCATACCGGCATACGAGATCAGTGTCCCGATCATAAAAACTGGAATGAGCCATCCACCAAAACCAAAATGATTTGCAGCATAAGCAACTGCAATCCCAAAAGGTATGGCGTAAAGCCACTCAGGAAGCCATGCCATGCCCCATTTTTGTCCGAAGCCGTTACCTGACATCCGACCTAAAACACCCATTGCAATAACAAATAAAGCCCATAAAAACCAAATCATCATTTTCTCCTAAATCGGATATTTAAGCATAAAGATACCTTGGAAGCCGTATCCACCACGATAAGCCCCATCACGACCAGCGCCGCCACCAGAACCGTATGTAGATGCGTTTCCGCCATTACCTGTCCTGATCCCGTTACCACCGCCATAAGCCCCATAACCTATGTTGTGACCAGCACCACCACCACCACCAGCATAGTTTGTGGCTATCCCACCAAAACTCGAAGTAAATCCAGCGCCGCCATTACCGCCCGTGTTCCCTGAATTGTTTCCGCCGTTCGCACGAGATCCAGCCCCACCGGGTCCCGCCTCTCCGCCACCTGTATATCCGCCACCGCTATATGTATCATTGCTTCCGCCGTTTGTTGCGCCGCCAGCTCCACCAGTGGACACAACAAGATCAACGCCATTCTTGCTAATTTTAGTGTCGCCACCATTAAGTCCAGATCCGCCAAAGATACCAGCGCCACCAATACCTACAACGATGTCGTATATGCCAGCTGTTAATGATAATATTTGTTGTTTGTCCTTACTCGCGCCGCCACCGCCATTCGTTTTAAAATTTAATCGACTTCCGCCTCCACCACCACCCAGAACAAATAAATCAACATCACCAGACCCGCTGACTATTATTTGTGAGTTTGTAGTAAAGGTATGAATGCGATATCCGCCAACCTCACTGATAACACCGCCTGTTACAACTAATTTTCCCTGACTTGCGAGAAGAAGTTGATTAATCATTATGAAACCCCTACCCCTGATATCATCCATTGTGTTGTCGCAACTTTTAGTATTGTTACAATGCCATATTGTGCGAGGGTTCTGTTTCCGCTTATTCCGCTTCCAGATAATGTCAACGTGTCAGAATCTATCTCTATGGCAAGATCGTTTGCGCTCAAATTCACGAAAGTGATGGCTGTCCCAACCGGATATCCAACAGAGGCATTTGAAGGAATCGTAAACACTCTGTCATTAGCGTCTGATTCTGGATGATAAATGTGCTTTCCGGCGTCAGCTGCAATAATTGTATAATCGGCTGATTGGCTATTCTGTGGAATACTCCTAATATCAGGAATAGGTGTTACCGCTGTATCTACAAGTCCGAGATTTAAACGCACCGTAGGATAGTCTGATAATCCGCTTAAAAGTTCAGATTTCAGCATGTCACCCGCCCCAGATCCTGCCGGTCCTGTATCTCCTCTTGATCCACGAGGACCAGATGTTATGATATTCCAGTTAGAATACGTTCCTGATCCCGTGACAAAGCCAATTGTTACAGTCAATTCGGTCCCGACATACGATGTGATCTGACCATGCATTAAATTTGATGTAGGACTTACGTTATATGTGATCAACACATATTGACCGACACTAAATGGAAGGCCTGCGGCAATCGTAAATGTTTTTGATCCGCCACTTAAAGAATGGCTTGTTGTCGATGATGTACCGCCAAACACTTCTTCAATTGCGTCAAAATAATCACCAGCTTGTTCGGCAAAACTCTGCGCCTCATCGACTGAATTATTGACTGCCTCTTCAACGGAAGATCCTGAAAAATTTGCATTTGTCGCACCAAGTGGGAATTCCAGTGGATTTGCCCTTATTTTTGACAACGAGCGTGATGCGATATCTGAAATATTGCTTATCTCACCGACAACCAGAGAGCTGACATAGCAATCAACAGTTAACTTTCCATCCTCATCAAGATCTTGGGGATTTGTGAGCGTTTCAGATCCTGTTGCCTCTTTATAAAGAGTTGCAAGAACACCTGTATTCTCGCCGCTATCGTCAGCTTCAAAAATCTGAACGGTTGCCCCTGCAAGAGCTTTTTGAATAACGCCAAATTCTGTGATTTTTACACGAGCCATTAATACATACTCCCTTCAACGGGTCTGGTAATTGGGGGTTGAGATGTGTTGTATTGTCCATCTCGGGCATATAATTGTGTCTCCATAAGCTGGTAATCCCGCTGAATACGGGTTAATTCTGACTCTGGAAGACGTCTGACGGGTCCGCCACCGATCTCATAGGCAAGACGGTATGCAAGCCACAAATACCATGATGGGCGCAACATGATATTTGTTTCGTTTGTGCCTTCTGGATCAATTGTAGAGTGAAAAGATTGTACTCGAATACGAATGACAGATCCGGCATCTTCATCAGATGATGTAGGGTTAGGATAGACCTTTAGAATTGGCTTCACATCTCTTGTGATGGCCGCTGAGTGCGGTGTGCCATTCTCTTTGAGGTTCTTAAAAACCGTGTCTTTCTCACTGATAATTGTGAGAGGTTCAACATTACCAAGTATTGTGACCATTGAAACGGAAAAAACGTGCTGAACGCTAACATCCTTCACATAGTCTGCAAGGTCATAGTCACCTATTGTTGCCTCAATAGGGATCTCAATAACATTCCAGAATCCAGCAGTTGGCCGGATTCCAGATTGATTGTTTAAGAGCATTTCCAGCCAGCCCATAGCAATTTTCAACTCTCTCTCGTCAGGCTGAGATTGAGAAGAAGGCCACGCACCTATCTTGGATAGGGCGTTTGAAGCTACTTGTCGGGCTGTCTGGTATGATGGCATAGATTATTCGCCTTCTTTGTACTCAGTGATCTTGGAAGCGTCAGCATTAGCCGCAGCATCAGCATTTACTTCACCTTGAGGATCTTTGGCATCCGCATCAGTGTTTGTTTCTGCTGTGCCTGTGCTGTCTGTGGACGCATCAGGATCTTTGGCATCTGATTGTGTATCAGTTGCGTTTTGGTGGGGTTTATTGTCTGCAAGATCATCACCTTCTTCATCGTCCATTTCGCCTAATTCTTCTTCACCATCAATGGTTGGTTCTTTACCCATCAAGAAGTCGATGATGTCTTGAGATTGAACACCATCTTGGATGAATTTTTCACCACCAGGAAGAATAACAGCGCGTGTACGCAGGGCTTCAAATGTCAGCTCTGTGTAACGTGCAATAACTTCATCAGGAAGCAATTGTACGGGTGCGCCATGTGGAATTTCACGAGGAATTTCAACTTCTGTGTCGTCTGGATGGACAATACGGAAGCCTTCTTTTGAGAATTTCATAGCCACGGATTCAGGCAGGAATTTATCTTCACCGTACACGAAAATAACATCTGTCACTTCGCCGTTGATGATGATCTGGTGGATACGTTTTGGATGATCAAGCGTCAAGCTAGAGTCAATCACTTTCAAAACTGTTTCTTCGGATTGTAAAGACATGGTGTGTCCTTCTGTGCGGGGTTAAAAGATAGATAAGGGGGAATTACCCCCCTTATCATGTTGATTAAGCGGCAGCGTATGAAAGCTGTATAGGCAACTTAAAGAAGCCCTCAGCTGTATCTGTGCCAGCGGTCAGTGTGTAAGTGATTGTTTTACCACCCATTGACACGTTAGCTTCCGGAGCCTTGTCGCCAGCGTTTGCGGAGTCTTGGACATACAGCAAAGCACCCAAAGTGGTTGCACCGTTAGCCAAAGACGCCTTAACAGTGGCAACTGAACCAACTGATGCTGCGGCAATAAAGCCGTCAGCGTCACCAGAATCAGTGCTGAGAGTACCGAGATCAACTGTCTCTGTTGAGTCCGCTGTCAAAACATTGATACCCACACCAGCAGGAAGAACCATTGCGCCAGTCGGGATAGCAAACCCTGTGTTGGTTTCTGTGGTTGCTGTGGTATCAGCGATTGAGAACGGGATAGTATAGACAGTGAGCAATTCACCTTTATTGATGAAGATCTGTTCACCAGATGGCACAACGGCTTTTGCAACAACGAAGTGTCCGCTTGGGGCTTGCACATACAAGTCAACGGAAACCACGGTATCAGCAACATAGAAGTCGAGTTTACCATTCACCAAAGAGATTGGATTGGCAAGAACCGCACCAGCTTTAGTAAAAAGTGATTCTTTTTGAGCATCATTAGATTTAGCGACATAAGCCTTACCGCCAGATCCATCAATGGACTTGCCAGAAAGTTGGTCGATTAACTGAATAGAATAATGTTTCATAACATTTTCTCCTAAATTTGAGTGAAAAAACAAGGAGGTAGCCCCGTAGGGCTACCCGTTTGAACTAAATAACTGCGGCTGTTTTGACGGTGATCATACCGTAGTCTTGTGCAGCTGCGGCGGATGCTGTTGGCTTGAATTGTGGTTTCAAGAGTCCCAGCATTTGCTCATAACCTACACCCGGCTTACGGCCATAGTCGTTCTTGTCAGCTTCGCACCATTCGCCACCACCAAGGGTAGTGAAGCCAAGGGCGCCAGCACCGAACAATTGGGCTTGTCCACCCTCAACGGTACCACCAGAACCCCATTTGGAGCCAGAAGCCAAGCCAGCTGTATTGATAGCTTTTCTGTGATCGTAGAGGATCAGGCCATCAATAACTGCGATAGCATTTTTGAACAATGGGTTATTAGATCCACGTTCAGCACCGTTCGCAACGATGGTCTTATAATCTGCATCCAGAATAAGGTCGCGGCGTTGTTCGGTGGTCATTACCATCGCGTAGTATTCCTTACCGCCTTGGCGGATAGGACGGATACCTTCACGAGCTGCTTTTGTCTTAGCGGTAACACAAAGGTTCCAAGACATTTTATCAGCTGATGTCAAAGTACCCTCAGAGCTTGCAGATCCAGCGTAAACGATACGATTGGAACTTGGAGCTACAACGTCAGCAGCAAAAGCCAATTGTGGCAATTGTGAGTTGACGCGTGTTGCAAGGTTTGTCTTCAAAGAGAAGGCACGACCACCAGCAACAAGGAACATCAGTTCGTCAATCTTATCAGGCAGCCAGAACGCCAATTTATCCTTAGCTTCTTCACGGAAGCGGATAACAGTGGCTTGTTCAGCCATTTTACCCTTGGATTTAACAGCGTTTGACAGCATATCAATCTTAAGAACTTGGGCGCCGTTTACAAGAGGTTCCTCTTGTCCGGTCAATTCGTTGTCACCAACGACACCATCATTCTCAAGTTCGTTTACCAACTGCATTACGCACTCAAGGCCGCGCTCGGTCTTGGTCAGTTCTGTAATACGATGAATTGGTGTGTTTCCGTTTGTGCCAACGAAACCGTTGCTCATCCAGAAAGATTCATCGCGGAATTGCTTCCAAAGTTTAGCAGCCCATACTTTTTTCTGGGCAACATCTAAAGCACCAAAGTCAGTTACAGCCATATTTTTTCTCCTTGATATGGTTGGGACTCAAGTGCCGGAATGGCTCAGGAGTCCTATTTTGATTTAATACCTGTCGCTCTTTCCACTAACTCTGGGTTCTTCGTAAGCATATCGGCCAATTGATCTTCATCCATCTCTGCAATCTGATCTTTAGTGACTTCCTTATCGAATGTTCCAATGTTTTGTGGCACGGGCGGAGGCTGCCTACTGGCCATGTCCAGTTTTTTTGCTCTGTTCTGAGCGTTTTCTGAAATAGCCGGTTTTTGTGGTGTCGATGGCTGCTGAGGTTGATTTGGAAGTTGTGCGTATTGGGGGCCGTATTTATCAGTAAGCAATGCTTTTTCGCGGACAAGGGCAATACGCGCCTCTGGGTCTTTGCTGTTCGGGTTGATCCCGCGCGCTAAAAGATTTGCTACTGCATCGCTTGTGATTTGGTTCCATACACCGTTTTTCAGATGCTCAGGTAATTGATCAATCGCGGCGATGTACGGGTGCTTCTGCTGCAATGTGAGCGCTTCATTATCCACAACTTGTTTAAGGTTGTTTTGTTGGACAGTTGCTTCGGCCACTTTCCGTGAGTTCTGCTCTACTTCGTTTACACGGGCGAGCTGATGATCACGGATTGACTTATCTAACGATACCATCTGTCTTTGCATTTCTGCATATCCGATGTCACCGTCCTCATATTTCTGTGCGAGTTCAATTTTCTTGTTCTCGGCCTCAGTAATTTGAGCTTCAAGGTCTTTTGCAGGAGTTGCTACCCCATTTGGATCTGCAACCTGTGGCGCATCCGCAGCTGGTGCAGCGGTGGCTTTGGTTGAGAGGGCTTTGCTCTGAACTTCAATGATCCCTTTTTGGTAATTCACTGTATCTTCAAGAGTTTTTGCCTTATCAAGAACCTGATTTAAGCGTTCGATTGGCACCATTTTGCTTGCTTTATCATCAGCAGCAGGGGCCGGAGCTGGTTCAGCTGGTTCGCCATCTTCACTGTCAAGTGAGAGTTCTTCTTCATCAGAAGGCTCTCCATCGCCAGTTTGTGCGGCTTTTACAGTCTCTTTCAGCTTTTCTTCTTCCGCTGACAAATCTGCCAGCATCGGATCGTCCTCTTCATCGTTGCCCCAATCTTCATTCTCAGTAACCTGAGACGGTTGATTTACGGGCTTGTTCTCAATATCCAAATTGTCAGCATTATCATTCTCAACAGTCATAGTATGTTCCTTCTCGTTGAACCAACGGTTACGCCCGATGCACGGCGGCTGCTTCGATGATTGACACCTCATCGTGGTGATTACGCCCGAACCTCGGCGGCAGGGTGGAAAAAGAATAGAAAAAGCCGCCTTACGCGTGAGCGCAAAGCGGCTTGATTTTTTCAATACCATCTGTCCTGATTCTATTTTAAGGGACGGTATTTGTCAAAGGTTATCAATTAACGGATTGGAGCAACTTTTTCGATAGTCTCTCCATCGTTGTTGCAAATGTATGCTGTGCCATAGACTGCTAGGCGTTGAATGCAACCATCTTTTCTAAAAGTAATCAGTTTTTTTGATGGCCGATCTGTTTCAATCAACACATCATTATCATAAAATAAATGGTTTTGGACTTGGTTTATATCTGGCCCCATCTCTTCTGGTTGAAATATAGCGCCGTGGACAACGACATTTTCAATATTTTCAATAATAAAAAGGTCTGAAACAGGTGATAAAGTGTAGTCATAATATTTAATTAACATAGTTATTCCTCATATTGTTATTGTTCATGTTGTGGCCAGCTTACCCACAATGACTTTGACTTTCAACACACAATGTCTTAAACTTTTTGTATTCGGTATAGGAACACCCAACCGCCTTGCTTATTGCATGGCGGTTTTTCACATTTTTGGAGAAAAAACATGTCATTATTAGGTAAAGGATCATTCGCAGCAAACGGTGACGGGGATGCTGTCGTTGTTATTGCTGACGCTCAACAGGACTTGCAAATCGGCCTTTCTGGGACTTTTGGTAGCGGTACTGTAACTGCGCATGTTTCTGATGATAAGGGTGTTACATACTCACCTATCGTTGATTCTGCCCGTACTACGGCTGACAGATATAACTTCGCGGTGACAGATGACTGCGTTGTGAAATTGGTCTTAACTGGAGCGACAAGCCCAGCGATTAATTGGAGCATCTCCCGCCGCCAGCCATCTCAATAGATTGGATAAATTTATGTCCGTAGTTTCAAGCCTCAAATCATCCTTAGTAAGCAGCTTGGTTTCAAGCGTGAGTTCGTCTGTTCTGGGCTTTTCGGGTGGGGATGTGCCATTTATCCCCGCAAAATTCACTATTCATGGGTTCGGGCAGTCTCTTGAGGCGTATAAATCCACCAGAGGGACGCCACGGGTCGCGGTTAAATATTGCGAATGGCTCGCGGAAAATCTGGGATACACACCACTTGCGTCATATGCGACATACATAGGCGGCCTCCCTTATGTCACAAACGACGCTGGATCAAAAACGGGCACGAATTACACTGTCCGGTTTGTGAACTCGGGAAGTGGCGGGGCCAATCTTATCGACGTATCAACCCCCGCGAATATCGCAACGGGGAATTATTTCTGGAATACGCAGGACAACTCTGCGACATCCCCCGATGGTGTTCTTGATGCTGCTCCAAACACAGGCGGCCCTTTATGGCGTGCTGCCATGGCTGCGCTTACCGCCTATGGCGCAGATGCAGCGGAATGGTCTCAAGGCCAATCTGATAGTGGATGGATTACATTATCGGGCGCGAATGCAACTCTGTATGAAACTGTTTTGCGTGGTTTTATAGCGGCGGTCCGTGCGCAGGTTGGAAAGAGTAATCTGCCTTTTATCATCGAGCATATGTGTAGAAACAACACCTACACAGACAGCAGCATTCAAACCATCGTTGACATACAAACTAAAATCGCCCTTGATACCTCTAATGTGTATATCGGGGTTGAGGAGTATCTATCGCAATGGGCCGTCATATCTGCCGTTGTTGGGTGTTCTACAATATCCGGCGACCCTAAAATTTATACCACCGACACATCAGCGTTTACCGTCCCCCGTGGCGTTGAAGGTCCAAATATTCCAATAAATTCATATGTGCTGTCTGTCAATGCCGGAGTTTCTGTCACCTTGAATAAAAATGCTACGGCAACAGGTAGCGGGTTGACGATGCTTGTATTCGATGGGACGCATCCATCACCTTCATCGTTGGCAGGATATGATACAGACATCAATGAAGGATTTTATAATATTTGTAAACGCCAAGCGTCGGTCATGAATAGTATTTTGACAGCTTCGGGCCGTAAGAGTTTCTCGCCTTACGTGTCTGCGGTCACTGCTTATATGGGCGAAACGGTAGTTGATTTGATTGTGACCCATTATCTAGGGTCTGATCTGACAACTTTGGACGGGGCTATATCGTCTAAGTGTACGAATTTATTCCGCCTTGAAAATAACGGATCGCCTATGACGATCACGGACGTTGCGCGATTGGACGGGGCCACTATCAGATTGACGACATCGACCCCATTGGCTGCGGGTGATCTGGATGTGTGGGTCGTTTATGGGGCTATGAACAAATCCTATTACAAGGATTTCATCATCGACAACGCCACGGTTGCCATGCCGCTTTTAAGGCAGGACCCTGTGAATTATCCCTACCTGTCTGTAACGGTTGCGGCATATCCTCGCTCCGATATGCAGACAGCCGGATTTTCAAATGTTGTGGCGCAGTGGGATGCTACTCTTTCCGCATCGTATTCTGGATCAGGGTCCACGCTTGCAAATATTATCCCGACCCCTGCGGATGGTGAATTAGAGGCAAGTTATGACCTCACCATGACGGGGTTGACGTTCACTGGCAGTGCAGGGGATGAGGCAGCCTATTTGTTGACGGCAGGGGCAGGGTATGCCGAGATTGCCGCTAATACGGCGTTCTTGAAAAATCTCGGAAAAACCGCAGGGCAGGATCATACCGTTATTATGGTCTATGAGCCTGCGGATGTAACGTCGATGTACATCTACTCATTGCAGAACACAACATCAACACAGGGGACGTCAGCATCGAGCGCAGCGACTGTGACCTATCGTCAGCGCGGTGACACGACAAATAGCAACATTGTCGGAGACTCGGCTGTTGTTGCCGGAGTGCGTCATATTGTCATTATGACCCATAATCATTCTACCGGAAAATCGCGGGTGTATGTTAACGAAAGAACGGCTGTTGAAAAGACTCACGTTTATGACGCGACAACGACAGATCCGTCTGGGAATCTGCATATTTTTAGCCGGAGTGATGTGGCAGGATTTATGCCTTCCGGCTCTAAGTTTGTTGGTGGCGTGCTCATGAATACTTACATCGGAGACACCGAAGCTGGCGCCATTATTGATTATTTCAACGCTCTCCATGGCGTGACGTATGCTTGATATAGGGGAAACATGAAAGATCGTGATCTCGAAAACCAAGTCAACTGTAACCCCGTTTAAACCGAAAATTGTCGAGACGCTAGGGCAACCATCTAAGCGGTGGGGCGATATGGATATTCACTAATAGAAAAACCCCCACCATCACGGCGGGGGTTCTTATATCGGGGGGATATTCTTTAAGTATGGCATTCAATCGTTAAATAATGGATAATTTGTCCATGATTCTTGATTTTAATATTCAAAATTCATGCAGATCACCACAGGAGCGGGAAAGAATTAGCCTGACCTTTAGAAACGCCGTCCTTGATTTTTATGGTGGCGTTGAGCACGCAAAGAAATCACATGATTTTTATCGCAGAAACCCGAAAATCAAGTTTCAAGACTGGACTTATGCGTATCATCATGCCCTTCAAAGAACAAAGCCACTAATGTCAGTATGGGAACGTGGACATACAACATTCCAGCCAAATTTTCATTAAATTAAATACAAGAAAGAAAAATCTCGCCAGTTTTTACACTAGTGAGATCATTCATCGTCATAACCCTAGAAAGGAGGTCGTACCGAAGTACCTATTTTTCCATTGGCGGCGGCTTGTTTGTCTTCTTGGTGTCGATTGTCGTCACCTCGCCAGCTTGGAAATTCAGTGTGACAGAACCATAAAAATTAGGCTCTATGTCGAATAATTTTAAAATATGTGATATGGCCCATTCAAGTGTCTTTTTCATTTAAGCTCGCTCTAATGTAATGATGATAGGGTGGCTTTTATCTGTTGATCGTCTTTGAGTGCCATGTCTTCCTTCATATTTTTGGCTGAATATTGAGTTTGCCATTCATCCCATGAATTCGAAGCCATATTACCGTAGTAAATGATACCATCCCCAATAATATCTGCAATAAGTCTTTCGCTTTCCGTGGTAAACTGCGGATCTGCGTCCTCATCCAAGAAGATAATGATCAATCTTCCCCAGACATTATCCCCATCAACCCGAATCAGGTTGGCAAATTCAGGGGGGTGCGTCCATCCAACGATCCACATCCCGTCATGGTGATGCTCGCGCTGCAAATGATCCTGCAATTGACGGGCAAACTCCTGCTGTGTCGGGTGCGGCGCAATATCGAACTGGCTTTCATGGAAGTTCTTGAGGATGATACAACCTCGTCTTGTGTCGGCCTCTGGTACAGTCACCCAGAAATGCGGCTTTGAAGCTCTGCCGCTCTTTCCTTCAAATCTGGCTTCCATATTGAGCCTGTCACGGATCGTGGTGGCCTTAAAAACTGCTTCTGGTATGTGTTGTTTACGCATGTTTTCCTCGTTGTTCGATTGGGTTAATAAAGTTTAAAGTATCTGCTCTGGTTGAAACGGTATGAATAAGCCTCATCAAAGGCTTCAAAGCCGTACTGCAAAAGCGATAGACACGCGATAAAATATCTTATTGGGTTTTGGCTTATATGACGATACCCATATTTCATGTGGCTGATCATATCCCACTTTTGTCTGTTTTTTGTGCATTTGCCGCACATACATTCACCAGATCTTCTGTGTCTGTCACGAACGATTGTGACCTCTGATTCGCCAAGCCTATCGGCTATATCGTCCTCAGTCATTTTTTGTATCATGGTTTCGTTAATTGAGGAATTAACCATCGCCTCATCAATTCTTTGGGCTTCTACTAATTCAGCATCTCTTGGGCAAATCATTGAGTTTTTCTCCTGTTATTGGTTAATGTAGCGGTTGTCCTAAAATAATGCCCACACTTGACAAACCAAGGAGAAACCCATACCCTGAAACTACCACGTAACGGGATGGGACTTCTCATCTCCTATAAGGCCACTTCGCACGAAAGTGCTTGGTGGCTTTATTCTTTTATGAGTTATTCATTTTCATCCAACTCATCTTTTTTACCTTCTTTGCGTTCCCTTGCCGTGTCTAATTTTATGTTAATCCAGTTCTGGGTGTCGCCTTGCTCTATTTCATACATTGACGTTTTCTTTGGAACTATACCAAAATAGTCCAAGAAGTATAGTTACTGTGTTTTGTACGGGGCCATCAAACTTCTTGATAACCCGAATCATTGGAAACTTTACTTTAAGTTTGTCGATATATCTATCTGCCTTTATGTGATCTTCAACAACCACTCCGGCGGTGAAAGGTTTATCGTCTTTTGGTACGCCTTCCATGATTGATTTACCGATCAGGTCGATCCGCTTATCTTCCTCAAGGCCAGCTGCGTCTATGAATTTACTCACGATCCGACCTCTTCTTCTGTGCCATTCCATACAAATTGATTAAGCGGGAAGTGTTTTCCGCATCCGCAACAGAATGTACCAGAATAGAATTTAGGATCACGAGCGTATGTTTCTGCGATTGCCTGACCCATAACTGTCTTGGTGCCGCATCCTCCCGTCCTAACTTGGTGACTATCTTCACCATCATCATTAACGAGCTGTGTTAGTTTGCCAACGTGGACGTAAGCTGCGCGAACTGGGCGGACAAAACCTTTTGCGCGCTCTTCTTCGCTCAGGACAACATAGCCTTTTTGTTGGCCATTCTCTTTAAGCTCTCTGTGGTCTGCTGTGACCGGTGATCCGTCTGTCAATGTCGTGTCGCTCATGCTCTATCCTAATAAACTTTAAGGGTTAATCATCATCTCCAAACATAACTTTACGCTTGGCCGCGTCCAGAATGTAACAGGCTGTGTCATTCCGCAACTTACCAGATTCATGCAGATTTTCAATCGTTACAACGGCAAAGTCGCCAATATGCAGCTGCAATTTCTGTGAATTGTTGGGCTGAATAACTTCTATCTTATTGCCCGTTGATTTTGGCGTGAAGCTGCGGAGCCTTGGGATTGATGTTTTCACGATGGCATCCCTTCTGGTGTTCCTGCCTGAGCCGGTGCGCCAGCTGGTGGCGCTCCTGCTGGTGGTGGTATTTGTGCTTGCATCGCCTGTTGCATTGCCATCTTCCAATCTTCTTTATTTGAGAGAGAAGACTGATCAATAACCAATGCAGGATTAACTTGCAAGAGTGCCATACCGAGCGGCCCCAATTTCTCAAGAATTGACATGGTTTCTTCAAATTGGCCTTGTTTGAATGTCGCGCTGATTGGAACCTCATCAACTTTTACGCCATATTTACCCAAGGTAATATCGTTCAAACGCATCATTGAATTGTCGCCTGTCTGGATCTTCTTGTTGATCTCGTACACAACCATTTTGCTGTCTTCCCCTATGTCACGATATACGCGCTCCTCGGTATAAAAGTTCTGGAAGATCTCAAGTGATTTACGGCCAAGAATCTTCTTCGATCTGGTGAAGTTATCGGAATACATCTGAATAGAGATAACGGCCTGACGTTGGCGCGCTTCAATCGCTCTACCTGATTGCACACGATCCAGCTGGCCAAGTGCGGATTCATTGATACCAGAGATCTCGCGCAGATCATCACCGGCTTTTTCTTCCAGACGATCCAAGCCTTGTGGGTATCCACCGGCTTCAAGGCGTCTTGGTGGTTCAGATCCTGTTGATCCGCGTTTGTATTTAACGTGAATACCGGGGCTTGATCCGTATTGTTTCAGGTTTTCTTCCTGCTCAGCATCAAGAGAGTTTTCTTCGTAGATCCATCCAGAGTTGGCGTTACGGTTCAGAATATCAGTGATAAATGAGCGCTTTTTGTTCACTTCCTTCTGTGGGTCGATCATATCATTCAACATTCCGCGTGTCTTACCTTTGCGGAAGTACGGGAAATACCCGATGGTTGAGTATGATTCATACAATGACCAATCATCAAATAGCAAAATATCACCACAGGTGACAGTTCTACGGATACGCTTTACTGGCCGTTGTGCAATCTTGAGCGGGTTGTTCTTCATCATCGCATAATCAAGGCATTGCTGGATCATGTACTGGTTCTCAGGCTTCATCCACTCAGTCGGGATGGGTTTCTTGGCGCCTGTCTCAAGGTCTATAAAGCATGGTTGAATTGTGTTGATGTAATATTCGCTATCCAGAAGGCGAATGCGCTTTGCTTGTTTGTCCACGAAATCGTTATAATAAATATCATTCCATGAAGTGTCGGCTTTATCATCTTTGTACTGCCCGAAGAAACGCTCCGGTGATATTTCATCTTGGCCAAGGTAATACAGAAGGCTTGACTGGTAATTGCCAGCATAAACATTCTTAACCGCTTCTTCTGCCTGTAATCCATACGTTGCGCCAATAGCATCAAGATCTGTCCATACAGATTCCTGAATGTAAGCTGCTGATTTGTTGAGGTCATAAGTGTTAGCATCTGGATCAATGAACACTGAGAAGTTATCCTTGTTCGTCCATTTGATTTCACCAAGATCATTGTCCTCAAAACAGGTGTAACAGCCCCAAAATCCACGGCCTGTTGCGATACCATCTGCAAATACGTCAGTATCAGTCCAGATCAGATCATCACGATCCGCTTCAATCTTCTGCAATATTGTGAGAACGCGGCCAACATCCTCTTGTGAGAGAGAGTCAGAGGTAGGCAAAAATGATACGTCATTACGGTTTGAGGACTGATACCCCATGACCATACGGAACAAAGGTGCCATCTTGTTGATGGTCAATGCCTGACGACCAATCGCGTCAAGTTTGGCCTTATCTTCCTCTGACCACTGAATACCCTCAAGAAAATCAACGCATACTTTGGCCGGTTCAGCCCACTTTCTGTGAGGCTCTGATGCGCGCAGCCAGCGCAACGACAAACGGCGAACAAGCTCAGGATTATCCTGTGGCAATGTCGTTGCATTATATCCTCTGATATTTATTAACTGATCCATGTTGGTTTGCTTCCGTTTTGTACTTTGTTCATGGCCGCAGCAAGTCGTTTGTTGACTTCGCTTTCGGGATTTACATTCGTGATGATGGGGGTTTGGATCAGTTTTTCTGCAACCAAGTCTTCGATACGAGCAAGACAGTCTAGCATATCATCGTGTTTTAGCACAGGGAAAGCGACAAATTCCTCCTCTTCAAAGGACTTAACAAGATCTTGCAACTGATCTTGATAGTCTTTCTGGTGAAGGTAAGTAGGGAAAATAATGCGCCCACTCTCAAAATAAGGCACAAGGCGTAAGATACGCAATTCTTTTTTCATGCTACCCCCCAGCGGGTAGATGTCGAATTCGTAGAGCTGTAACTTTTGGGCAAACTGGATATGCTCGATATCGGCCTGCATCCCGTATTCTTCATAGGCTACGAGCTGCGGTTTCCAAAGCCTGTGGAGTTCCATAAGAGTGTCAGCCTTCTGGGTCAGACGCATTCTATCTCGTCTTATGTCCAGAACCCTGAACTTGCCATCCTCGCCATATCCAATAACAAACATGGTCGTATAATCGTTGTCTCTCCGCTGTTTCCCCCCAGCCGGGTCAACAATGATGAAGCGCCATAGGCGTTTCATGGCTATATTTTTGTCTATATCTTCCTTAATCAGCCATTCTCTGCGGAAACCCATGGACGAATCAGCCACCGGATTAAGCAACATTTGGGATGAAAAAACGTATGGACCCTGCGTATTTCTCTTTTTGAGGAGTGTTTCACGTGACATCAGCACGGGGATTCCATGCTCTTTCCCATTGTAGGTGCAGGGGTGAATGCGGGGCTTGGCTATTTTATTGGCTATAATTACAGAATATGTGTCAAAAAGGTGATAGAACGTGCCGATATACCGTCTGCGGCCACCTTCCTTGCCCAAGTTGTCCGACATTTGGAAGGCTTCGGTTGTCTTGTGGATTTGCTCAGGTGTATTGACCCCCTCTTTCGTCACCACGTCATCGTACACCATGAGATCAAAGTGTCTACCTGTTGGCATACCATCGACCAGCCCATGACCCTCTACAGTCGCTTCTTTCGGGTTTTGTGTGCGTTTTACCACGATACCGCCATCCACTGACCAGCGGGGCGAGTTTTTTTGGGGTTCTCGGTAGAAGACATCGGGGTATAAATCCCAGAGATCGGTGTTCATCTCCAGTTCTGTCTTGATTTGCTTCAAAAAGTCACGGGCGATTGACTTGGTGTGTGAGAATATCCCGACTGTGATCTCAGGATCGTTAATAATATCGAAAATTGTGAGGGCGAAGGTTATGACCGTAGACTTGAAATGCTCCCGCGCCCACAAATCTAGGTGGTCATTCGGCTCCCTTTGGACTTCTCGGCATCTTTGAAAAAGCCAAGGGTGCATGGCTATCTTAATTTTCAGGATGAAAACAAGCAGGAAAAACAGATCGGTGCGGCCTAGTTCGGCGCGCACCTCGTTGTATGCTTCTGGCCCTCCACTTACAAACGCGCTTCCCATCGCCTCAGCGTAGAAGTCCATCGTCTGCTGGTAATTCAAATCAAAGTGGGCTGGTTCGTTCTTGATCTGCGAGATTTCGTTCAACCTCTTCCCCCCGTGCTTTTCCGTTCTTAATGTTTTCTAAGGCTGCCGCCAATGAATCTTGGGCCACAACAACGGCCACGTTTCCAGATACTGGATCTGTTGGTTTACCGTCCTTATCCAAGGTTTGGTTTTCAACCTTCACATTCTTACCGTATTTTCGAGGTGCCATGTTAGCCAGATATGCCAGCCTAGCGTCTACCCGCAACCTGGATCTCATCACCGCCTCTTTATCAAGAATGATTTTTTTTGTCCCTCTTGAGTTTACCAGCTCAACATAATCGTTGGTTCCATCATCGGCAATATCCAGCGTCTCATCCGCCACCTCATCAAGCCCGATCTCCCGCGCTCGCGTGTAGTGGTCAAAAAAACCGTGTTCTATGATGTTCCCTTGTTCATCTTTAACTTCACCAATATTATTATGTAACCAGTTATAGATCGTCTGTCTTTCAGGCATTCCATCAATTTTACAGACAAAACGGAGTGTTTTTCCTTGCGCCAACAGGTCACAGATTTTATCTCTGAGTTCGTGTGTGTAAGTATTGGCACCTAAAGGTCTGCCACCAAGGTTTGGGGTGTTTTCGTTTTCCATTATGCCATTATGGTTAAGAATGGTTAAAAAGGCAAGATGGATGATTACTGACATTTTTGGGATATTTGATGTCAGTGACTTTTGAAATAGGAATCAAATGAGAAGATTTTTGATTTTTCCAATTTACAATTAAAGGGCGGTTATTCCCCTGTCGGGGAAAAACCTAATTCGGCCATAAAAAAAGCCCCTCACGGGGCTATTTAGAAAACTGGCCAGAAATCGGGCGGCGTTGTGGGGTGTTTTGAATAACAATGCCGCCCGATCCGTTCCAGCAAGGAAACTTTTGAAATCGAAAGTACTTAGATGTACCCCCAAGCTCTAAGATACACGATACAGGCAATAAAGGCGAATATTAACCAAAATCTTACCAGTGGGAAATTTCCGTATTTATTGGTCATTTTCAGGCTCCTGTTTGCAGAGTGGTGTTTGTTGGACAAAGCGGATCATTTCAGATCTGTTTTGTATAATCCTTAAATTCGACATGAATATGTTGATATTTGTCTTAGATATTTCACGTTCAATTATTTCTTGAAGCCCTGCGAGCGCAAATTGCAGCTCGTAGGACGTTTTGTTGCGGATGGCGAACAGGTGCAGCTCGTGAATAGCTCCACCTATCGCATCAAGCTGCTCCCTGTTCAGCGCCATTATGAAACTGCCTGTTCGGATGGTGATTGTTCTCTATTGCCAGCAAACTTGATTGCCTCATCAATTAAAATGGCAATTGGTTCTGTCATTGCCACGGCCTCAGACAGTGTTCCTTTTGCAAAATCTTTGTTTAATTGATAAGCGAGGGTAATAATCGCGGCAAAAGTATGAGCGGCAATATGTTTGTCATTATTTTCATTTTTTTCTGCATATTCTGCCAATGCGTTTACTAAGGCGTGGTGTATTCTGCCTATTTTTAAAACATCGTTTGTTTGTTCAATCATATTCAATTTAAGCTCCTTTGGATTTGAGTTGGTTGATAAGTTCATTAGCATCAAATTGAGCGATGCTTTTGGGGTTGCTAGACACACTGAGATGAGTGGTGTCTATTACGCTACAGGTATGTTCTATACCCTTTGCATTGGCGCAAATGCGTAGGGAGTTCTCACCGGCTTTCTGGATTGAAACCTGAAAGCCATTTCTGAGAAATTCCGACACGAGAGCGCCAGCGTATTGTGGGAGGTTGTTTATCTGCATGATTATCCTCTGTTTAATGATTGATTTAGCAGCCCAAGGAACTTAATTGTGTTTTCCATGCGCTTTTTAATTTGCACTTCGAGAGATTCCGATTTGCTGTATGGATAATTTTCCACAAACTTTGTCGGAAATGGCTCACAAACGATCTTGGCCATTTCTTCAAGCTCCCAAAGACGGATAAGCTCCTGCCGGATGTGCATGAAGTTGATGTTGCCAGTCATTTTCTCGGCACTATCCAAGATCGACCTGATATTATATTGAGTTAGTTTTTCATCCATAGCAATTCTCTCCAATATTTTTTAATAAACCCCCAGAAGTAAGTTCGGACGACATCGGGGGTCATGTCAGCTTTACGCAGAGAGCGCAGATTGCCATTTCGGCCATAGCGCTCTTCACGGCACAGGTAGATGTAATCGTGATATTCAGGAAAAAGCAAAACTTTGATTGTTTTTTTATCCATGACTACCCTCCCTTTTTATGACTTTTATAATTTTCTTCCGATCTTTTATAGACTCCATCAAAACAAAACTTCTGTTTTGAATATGTTGACGAAAATGTAAATCATACTCTTTATCTTTCGGGACGCGAATTTTCTCTACCGGACAAAGAACATATTGCAAATTAAAATTACAAACTATCTGATGGTTATTGTTTTTTGGAGCTATTCCATTCGGGCTAAGTCCACCACCCCATATTGGGATATTATAAAACATCAAAGGTCTTGGGAGTGTGTATCTGCTTTCGCTTTTTGATACAGGCATCATCAAGCATTCGTTGTAGTGCTGATACCATTTTTCATCTTCAAGGTAGATAATGTGACCCCCAACTAAAGATGTCTCCATTGCTGGGTGATAAGGGGAACAAAGAGACGCTCCAGATCTATAAGATCCAGCTCCACCTGGACCAAAAAAAGAATCATTCATGGCTATTCTCCAAGAAAATGATTTAGTGTTTCCGCATAATGTTCTGCATCGTCTGGATGAGCGAGACAAATGACTTCGCATGATCGGCGCTGTGGCGGATCGGCCATATATTTCACTGCATTTATATTCATAGTTTTCTCCTTGCTGTGAGTGTTATCATTGTTCTTTTTTACGCTCATTGAAAAATGGTGTCAAGAACTTTATTGACATTTTTTTATCAATGGTCTAAAAAGGTTTTAACTTAAATAAACCAGCAAAGGAGAAATGCTATGGATACAAAAACGCCAATTTTAAGAGAAACCCATTCAACGAGACTTTCGGCTTGTTTGAAAGAGGAAGGAATAACAAACTATGAAGATCTTTTATCAATAACCGAAAATCAATTTTTGCGCATCCCGAACTTAGGGAGAAAATCCCTTAATGAGATGAAGAAATATCTCAGCGTTCACCTTCCGCACATAGAAATTGGTAAATCATTATCATCGGAAATTCCGCAGAACAATTTTATGTTCCGTAAAGAAGTTAATAATCTGCACGACAAAATAAAAGCCGAGCAAGACAAGAATTTACAGTTACAAAAAAAATGCAAAGAACTTATTGACGTTATTGAGCAATCAAAAACACACATCGTTTTACTTCTCGAAGCCCTTGATAATGAAATTGATGCAAAAGCCATGAGAAAAGCCAAGGCATCATTAAGTGCGCAGGAATTTTTAATGGAATTGCACAGAAAAAATGAAAGGCATTGGAAATGAGAGTCATTGATCTCACCAAGCCAGCTGCACAAACTGACCGCGCGCCAGCCATCACACTGATCGCCCTAACAACTGTGCGAATTTACGATTATGCAAACGACAACGGATTTTGGAGAAAATAATGATACAACTGAAAAAAAATGAAGATTATAAATTTACCGAAGAAAATCAGCCAAAGCCATTTGCTGATGTAGATATGATTGATGTTTTTCGTAAAATTATAGAAGACCTTGAGGGGTATGAAGATCAAATATCTGACCATGAGCAATATATTCTAAACCGTCAGATTGATGGCTTTCTTGAAAATAATAGATTTTATGCTGATATACATTTTGGCGGTGATGAAAATGGCAATATTTTGCGCGATAAACTCCGGTTGTGTATTTCAGACCAAACACGAGAAGATATTTTTGATGTTGATCTGGGGGAGGTCATTAAAGATTTTGGGAAAGAGTACCCCAATATCGTCAAATCATACCTGAATGGACTATTGAAAGAATTGGAGGAACTCCCATGCAACGCGTCTTAATAATGATTATCATCTGCCTTTGTGCAGTTTATTCTGGAATGTGCGTTTTTACAGCAACCCAGAAAGTCAATAATGATATGGTAATAAGTGAGCGCAGTCAGTCACTCTGTCCCCTCCTGGTCGGGTCAGAAGGTACGGCGGCCGGAAACCTGTTCAACCAACTTTGCAAAGGGGAATAATTATGGCCAAAGAAAAAGAAATCCTGACCGCTTTTGCGCAGGAGATGAGAAGGCACAATTCTGTAAAAAGGCGGATCAATCTCATCGGCCAGATCATGGCATGGGGGTGGGTGGGATTATTTGTCATACTCGCGCTTTATGTGTGCCTGTGTCCGGTCATGGATCAGCCACGACCATTGATAAAAATATATCAATATGAGGAACT